AGTCTATCCCGGCGGCTACCACTATAACCGCGCCCGTGTTTGTCACCATAGGCGCTGGCACGGAACAGTACCCGCTGATAGATAGTTGCTGCGCCCAGGTCACAGCCTGCGCCATACGCACCCGCACCAGGTATGCTACCATCGTCAAGACCAGCACCACGGGCGGCAGTTTTAAACTGCTCAATAAAACTTGCACACCCGCTAACAGCCTTGCAAGCATTAACGGAGGCGCAGAGTAATGAGCTTTAAGGAGATCATACGCCTGATATCCGAAAGGCACACCGATATGACGGAAGTGACCGATGCGCTCTCTGATATGATGCACACGGTAAAAGACCGTCTGCCGGAAGTGTACAAAGAAACAATGTATTGCCTCGAAGAGATAGCATATCGGATAACTCCCGAAGAGGCGCGGCAGATAGTCAAGGGTATGCGCCCATACGGTCAAAAATGGGACTATGATACCATCAAGGCGTTTCTGGCGACGAAGGGCATAACGGCGGTATGCAAATACTATCTGTGCATGAATATGTACTACAACGACAGCCACGATACCGCCGAAATGGTAGGCAAGGGTGAAGATGCGGAGTTTTATTTCAGCCTTGCGAAAGACTTCATCAACGATATTGACGGCAAGGATTTCAAGGTTGAAAAATATTTCCTTGGGTAGCTGGCAACTTTCTGGCAACCTTTTTTTCAAACCCCACGAAAGCCTGTTTTTCAAAAACACAGGCAAACAGGCACTTTTAACGGAAGAAAAAACCGTTAGAATCCTACAAAAAATAGGTAGCCGCCGGATACCAAACATCAAAAACGCTCGTGTTGCACGGGCGTTTTTCTTAGGTATTTAGGGCTTTTTTGATTGCTTGTGCTCATTTTGTGTTTTTGCTCTGGCAACTTTCCGGCAACCTTTTTTTGAAAGCGTCTATAACTGCGCCCGCGCTTGCGTCCTCTTTTTCCTTTGAAAGGTGTGAATAAATTTCAAGCGTTACCTTTACGTTGGCATGGCCGAGGAATTTCTGCGCGGAAAGCACGTCAACGCCGGCATTATAGAGTATGGAGGCGTAATTATGCCGGAAGTAGTGCGGCGTGAGAATGGAGGAACCGTCCTCTCTCGTTTCTATGTCGGGCCCCAACTCTGCCATGCGCTCCATCAACGAACGCCATAGCCTATTTGAAGAGGAATTGCGATAGTATGTTCCATCGGGGGCGGGGAATACAAACGCCTGCGGGAATCCCCGCACGAGCATTTCCGCCAGCTCGTCGGGCAGGGGTATATCCCTTATGCTCTCCTTCGTCTTGGGCGGGGTTATCGTGCCCTTCCTTAAATTGACCTGCTGCCGGACGTGTATAACCTTCTTCTTGAAATCTATACATTCCCATTGCAGGCCGAGGGCTTCACCGAGCCTCATTCCGGTATAGTACAGCAACGCCACCAGCAGGCCGTTTTCCTCCTGCATCAGCTTCTTTGCCGCTTCTTCCTCCGCTTCCGTCAGCGCACGGCGGCTTGACTTTTCTTTCGAAGGCTTGATCAGGCCGACAGTTATATCCCGCTGTATTATCCCTTCTGAATACGCCTGTTTGAATACTGATTCTAATATATGGAATACGTTCTCTATTATAGTGGCGCAGGTATCCGCCTTTGAGTTGATAAGCTCCTGCAAGTCCATTGTAGATATTGCCGTCAATCGCTTATTCCCCAGAACAGGAAGTATGTGCAGATTCAGCGTGGTCTTATAGCTGCTCTGCGCCGATGCGCCTATGTTCGGCTTCTTATATATCTCATACCATTGCACGGCATACGCCCCGAAAACGGCGTTTTCCGGCGTACTCCTGCCGGTTATGTATTCCTGCTTTACCGCCTCCTTCGCGGCCTCCAGCTCCTTCTTTGTGCGCCCGGAAACGTACTTGACTATGCTCTTTCCGTCAGCCCGCCCGACGGTGACTTTTGCCCGGTATCTGCCGTCGCTCTGCTTTGCCATTGCCAAAACCTCCCTTTTGTGTTAAAATCGGAGGCGGAGAAGCATCCGCCTTGTCCCCTGTTGCCGCCCTCTATTCGGCACGGGGGATTATTTATTTTATTATCCACCCTCTATCGAGGTGCATCATATCATATACCAGCATTCCTATGACCGCCGCCATAACAATAAAAGTAAATACTGCTATTATCGTTATCGTGCGTTCCAGCTTCTTTATCTTCCGTTCCCTGTAATCTAACCCTCTCTCATATAACTGCGTCAATCCTTCCGTCTCTCCTGCGCCGTCCTCGTCCAGATCGTTCAGGCTCCCGCCCATGGCCTTTACTATCTTGTAGACCGTATCGAACCCCGGATTTTCCGTCAAGCCCTGAAGCACACGGTTTACCGTTGCAACGGGTACGCCGCTTTTGTCCGCTATCTGCTGCGCCGTCATATTGCCCTTCATGGCCCGTAAACTCTCATACAACATCAATGAGCATCACCTTCTTCATTTATGTGTGGCGAAAAAACAAGAATGTTAGCGAATACTATATTTATGAATATTGATTAGGGCGGTATAAATGCTATGCTTTATTCAGGACGGTTCCCCGATGCTTCTCCACCGTCTTAGGCGGGGGTGAGAAATCGCCCCTGCCGATTAAATTTGAGGCACGATTTGTGCAACATCGTTGAGCGCAGTCCCTATTATGGTACTCTCAATAAAATCACCCCTTTTTATTTACCGAAGTTATGATATTATCAAAACAGAACAAATGTTTGGAGGTAGGATAAATGACAACGCGGGAACAAATTCTTGCAATCGTTGAACAGCTAAAGCACGATCCGGAAGCTACCGACCTTCTTTTTTCTTATGCTGCTGCATTAGAAATTCAGCATAAGATAAAAGCTGAAGCTGCTCGTTCTCGTCCAGATTGTTCATAATCGCCTCAATCCTCACACTTTGGTTCATTCGGCGTCGTTCGTTTGTCCAGCCCATCAAATAGGCGGGACTGGTGTTGAGCGCATTGGCAAGCTCGACAATTCGAGACAAAGGAAGATTAGATACAATGCCCTGTTCGTACTTCCCTATGGTCTGCTTTGTAGTGTTGAGCATCTTCGCCAAATCACCCTGGGTAAGTCCGGCGGCCCTTCTCAACTCCCGTATTTTGTCGCCAAGGGTCATTTATCATCACCTCGGTTATATATTACCACGTCACTTTAGAATATGCAATTTCTTTTTTAAAAACACTTGACAAGTGACTAAGCTCATGTTACACTTTAGTCACTTAATAAGTGACACGAGGGGGCGGTCAGAATTAACAGAAATTTGTATCGAGCAGCGTTGGCACGTTGCGGAAAAACACAAAGAGAACTGGCACATGAGCTTGATATGTGCGAATCCACCTTAGTTGCCAAAGTAAAAAAGAACACGTTGACCGTAAGGGATGCCGAGAAGATGATAAGTATTCTGGGAATTGATAATCCTACGGAAGTTTTTTTTACAAATTTAGACACTTCACAAGTGACCGCGAACGATTAACAAACAAAGACACACTATTTAAAGCCGATGAACGGACGGCATAAGGGGGAAACGATGAACAACCACGTTGAAATCAAAACAAACGACACAAGCGGAGAAATAACCATCAACGGCATATCGGTAAGCGATATTGTACGAAAGTACACCATCACCCACGAAGCAGGGAAGCCCCCCGTAATCGAGGTAGAGCTTGTAGGGGACGTGACCGTCAGCGGCGGCTTTATTACCCCTCTCCCCGAACCGTGGAAAAGTATTTATCACAATCTGTCGAAAGGGCAGTTCTAACCAGATTGCAGGTGTAACAGCCCGTTTCGTCAGAGCAGGGGCGCAAGGTACAATGCGGTTCGCGCTTGCTCCAACCTCCCGCGCCGAGTGCAGTTTCCTTTGTACATATAACAGAAATCGCGCACGGCTCGCCGGTTGTAGGGCAAAGGCCATTGACAATAATTGTGTTATACATCTAAACCTCCAATTTGTTTTGGAAATTATAACACAAAAGCATGAATTTAGGAACAATAACAGCCGATGAACGGACGGCGTAAGGGGGAAACGATGTCATTCTTATGGAGGGAAAGATGAAAGACAAATGGGTAATTATCCTCTATATCTTAGGGAGCGCAGTAGGAATACTGCTTACACGGCTGATATTAGGGTAGATGCCGGACAATAAGCTCCGCGACAACGCCAGTAATAACGCCAAGAACAAACCCGATTGCCCGCTCCTTCCACCGCTGCACCCTCTCAAGCCGCTGTAATTCCCTGTAATTGCGCCCTTGATAGGTAAGGGCAAAGACCGCTATCCTGCCGCCCATAATGGGCTTTACGGAGGCGTACAGGGGCGGGAGCGCAAGGCAGGCAAGATAAACCTCATCGGGCTTGTAGGGAAGCTGGGATAACAGGGTATCCCAATCGAAACGGGGCATAGCGATTACGGCATCAAGAATATCGCATTGCAGTTTTGTAAGCATAGAAACACCACCTTTAACGAGATTATACCATAATAGCCTCTTGGCGGGTGAAAACCCGACATGACCTCCATTTCAGAATAGGGCGAGACGGCAGGTGCGGCAAATAGGCCGCAAACCGCCGCCCACCCGCCAAGGGGCTATGAGGGCAAACAACAAGGAGAGAAGTAATGGAGAATAGTACCTACGTTCTGATAATCTGCGTTATCAACACTATCACGATAATACTCTGCGTTTTGAACTACTTGAAGTAGGAGAGGAAGAAAGGATAGCAAATGTGGGATAGATTTTTAGACTGGCTGGTTCAGAGGACGCAGGAAGAGCTAATCGCTTTCAGCGTCGTATTGTCGCTGATCTCCATCGTTATAACGTTAATCAACCTTTATTTAAGGCGATAATGGAGACTACGGTGCTGATTAGCGAGAGGATAACGGCTATGAGGGCAAGCCAATTATGAGCAAGCCACCGGAGGATACATTCACGCCTCTTTCTCCGGCGCATAGGCATAAAGAAACTTGTTTCAATGTATTTCTGATAAGCCTCCGCCTCTTCGCGGGAACGTTTTTTGAATAATTCATCAGACATAAATACCTCCAAAGAAAGGGATAAAGATATGAACAAAGTGCAAACAGGTTTGAGAATACCCGAAGAACGCTACAACGAACTATGCGAAGTAGCTAATGAAATGGGCGTTTCCCTTAATTCTCTGCTTTTGATGCTTATTGACCTCGGAATGACCCTGCGGAACGGGCGTGTTACTGTTCAGGCAACACAATAGCCCCGTGGGTGCGTTCATAATCATCAAGGTGTAGTTGGAGGATATGCTCAATAAGATTGTTTAGAGAGCGATTCTCGCGGTCAGAAAGCACTTTGAGCTTATCGTAAATTGTTTCGTTGAGCCGCAATCCTGTTTGGATTTTGTTAGTTGCCATTGTTACCACCTCTTTAGCAGTATGTTAGCAAAAACCAACTTGACTTTCTACTCACAAGGTGCTAACATAGTGCTAACAGGATAAGGAGGAAGCCATGAAATACAACATAGGAGAATGGGAGCCAGTCTGCGCCAACTGTCAGCACTACTATCAACACTACACCTACTATGGCGGCGCATATAGCCCCGTAAACTGCGGGCATTGCGCCTACGGACGAATAAAGCACCGGATACCGGGAGAGAGCTGCGAAAGGTTTTTATTTAGGAGATAAGCCATGAACGATTTTGATAAACTCCTGCGGGACATGATAACCGCCGCCGTGGACGAGCGTATAAACAGCGTTGAAGCGCTGGAGGAGCGCATGGTGAAGATGCACGGCGAGTATGTACCGCCCATTCAGGCGGCGAAGCTGCTGAACGTGAATCCTAAGACGGTTTACGCCATGCTCAAGGATGGGCGGCTCCAGGGCACGCACGAGGGGTCTCCGCTGGTTCTGGTGCGTAGCATGGCGGCAATGGTAGAGGACGAGAAAAGCCTTGAGCTGCAAGCCAGGCGGAAGCACAAATACGATAACTGCGCCGGGTACTATGTGAGGTGAGCCGTGGTAAGCAGGGAAAAGTTTGTCGCCGATATAACGGCGCGGCAGGAGAAAAGGAAGCGGGAAGAACGCCGGAAGCAGGAAAGAACGCGGTTTGATGTGAACGGGTATTTTCACGAAAGCGTGACGCGGACAATAAGGAAAAAACTTAACGGGAAGTAAGGAGGCAAATATGTGGGGAGCATTTTTCAGTTGGGGGATACCGATGTTTTTCATCGGGTGCATGGCGGGATACGCCTTCGCGCCCCGCAAAAGGAGATAGATATGGAAGCGTGCATAACCGGACAAACCCTGTGCTGGCGTTGCCGGAGGGCGACCAACGCGCCGGGCATGGGATGCAGCTGGTCTCGCCACGCCGATCCCGAACCCGTTGAGGGCTGGGAGGCAAGGGAGACAACGCTGAAGAGCAGCGACTATTACCACGGCAAAAACAACACGACAATTATACAGTCCTACGTCATCCGCGCCTGCCCGCTTTTTTTGCCGGACGGGAAAAGTGAGCCGCCGCGTATACAAAAGAAGTGGATCGTCGAAGTGGACGGCGAGTGGCTGACAACGCATGAGACAAGGGAGCGGCTGGGCATCGACAGGCACGAAATATACAAACTGATCGAGCGCGGCAAGCTTAACGCCAGGCAAGTGGAGTGAATGAGCTAAAAACATATCAAAAGAACTGATTATCCCAAGGAGGAAAGCGAAATGACAAAAGATGAAATAATCGTCATGCTTGCGGAACAGCTTGCCGAAGTGCGGCATGACCGTGACCTATGGAAAGCCCTTTACCGGAACGAGATAGACAAGAGGCTGGAAAAGGAAGGTGAATAATGGAGCAGTATCTTTTAGCTAAAGCCTATAAACCGTTCGAGGACACCTACTATGACCGATATGACCCTAATCTTTTAAAACAGGAGGCGAGATAATGTCACTTTACGACATAGCGAAGAATCTCAATGACTTCATGGACGCGGTTGACCGTGGAGAGATACCAGAAGAAGCCGTGTATGACACCCTCGAAAGCCTTGATATGCAGCTCGATGACAAAATTGACAACGTGGCCTGCATGATAAAGAACCTTGCCGCAGAGGCAAAGAGCATCAAGGAGGAAGCCGACAACCTCACCGCCAGAGCCAAGGCTAAGGCCAATAAGGCCGAGTGGCTTAAGGGATACCTTGCAACGCAGATGCAGCTATCCAATAAGGAAAAGTTTGAAAGCAAGCGGAACAAACTGACATTCAGAAAGTCAGAAAGCGTCGAGGTAAACGAGGAAGCCTTTATAAAGTGGGCGGCGCAGGGGCATGACGAGCTTCTGACCTATAAGCCCCCCGTGCCTAACAAAACGGCGATAAAGGAGCTTCTGAAATCCGGCGGGACGGCAGAGGGCGCGGAAATCGTTGTAAAGCAGAATGTGCAGATAAAGTGAGGGGAGCATGTTTAACGAAAAGACTGTAGAACATACAAAAGATGGAGATAAGCCGGTATGGCAATCCCCCAAGTATATTGCCGCAAAGGAAAAGGCCATAGAAGCTATCAATAGCGGCAAATATGGCCTTGCGGAGGCTGATTTCTGGATACTGATGAATCTCACCGCGAAGAAGGACAAGATGGCGTACAGCGGCCTAATAATCAGCCACAACGGGTGTTTAAAGATCAATGACTGTCTTGAAAGCAAGTTCACTCCTTCTTGTGTGTTTTTTGACAAGGACGGATATAAAAACTCACTGGTATACAGTTATTGCAATGATGAACAGGGTATTTACGAAGTGGGCGAGGTAAACGACAAAAACTGTAGCAACGCTTATCCATACGCCATGGCTTATAAGAGGTTGTTTGATCGCGTTGTGTTGAAACTCTCAAGGTTCGCTTACTCTGGGATAATGTCCGATAGCGAGAGTGAAGAGTTTGTTCAGCCGGAAACGGAAACCAATGCAACGTCTCCATCCCGTTCGAAATTTAAACCCAATGTTTACGACACGTTTTCCGCCGATCCTGACGTAAAGGCCATGCAGGAAGAAGTTATAGCCCTGTGTAAGGGGAGCGTAGACTTAGCCAATAAAGCGGCAAAAAAGAACTACGGCGTGGACGTGTGGAATATGACGCGGGAGCAGTTAAACACCACGCTCGACAAGCTGAACGCAAAGGGGGCTTAAATGGAGCTGTGGGACGAGATAATGACAGAGCAAGCCCTACTTGATAGGGCGGTGCAGGAGCTAAAACCGCGAGGACGGAAAAAGGCCGAAACGGAGCGCGAGTACAGAATGGCGCTATCTAAAAGGCTTACCGTCCTCCGCGCCGAGGGGCAGCCAGTAACACACCTTCTGGACATTGCCAAGGGCGAAGAAGAGATAGCCAAGCTGAGAATGGAACGGGACATAGCCGAGAGCCTATATGATTCGGCGGTGGAAGCGATAAACGCGCAGAAGCTAAAGATAAGGATACTCGAAGGGCAGCTATCCAGAGAATGGGGGAACACGAAATGAAAAGCAAGCGAACCAAGGCGTGTGAGATACCCCAGAAGGTCAAAGCGCGGGTATGGGAGAGAGACCATCAGTTATGCGTCCTCTGTGGGCGTGTAGGAAGCCCTGTGGCGCATTTTATCCCGCGAAGCCATAACGGTAAGGGGATAGAACAAAACATCGTTACACTGTGTCCTGAGTGCCATAGGGACTATGATAATTCGGAGAGGAGGCCGGAGCTTAGAAAAAAGCTGAGAGCGTACCTCATGGCAAAGTATCCCGATTGGAACGAAGAAAAACTAACGTATAGGAAGTGGAAAAATGAATAAAGCAATTTTGACCGGAAACCTGACGAAAGACCCAGAACTAAGGACGACCACAAGCGGAACAAGCGTATGCACCTTTACGGTAGCGGTACAGCGCAGATACAAAGGCACTGACGGTAAACCCCCTGTTGACTATCTCAATATAGTAGTGTGGCGGCAGTTGGGCGAGCTGTGCGGGAAGTACCTCTCAAAGGGCCGCAAAGTCCTCATAGAAGGCGAGATACAGAACAGGAGCTATGAGGATAAGGATGGGAACAAGCGGTACATAACCGAAATCACAGCGGAAAACGTTGAATTTCTCACGCCGAGAGAGAAAACGGACACTCCGGCAGGGTTTACCGAAATAGACGACGAGCCTTTACCCTTTTAGTCATGGAGTACGTAACAGAAAGCCGCCTTGCCACGATAGGCGAGGGCGATGGCTGGTCGATAGAACTCTACCTTATGGCATACCCGGACACCTACAAGCCCTTTTATGTGTTAGGGCTATGGGACAAACGGGAGAATCGGATTAAAAAATCAATTTCTTTCGCGCCGGATGACATGAGAAGGTTAAGGGACGTACTGAACGAACAAATAAAGGGGTAGCGAAGAATGACTTTACCATATATCAAGATATATAGGGACTTTATTGACATAGTGCGGGAACTCGACAACGGGGCGAGGGGTCGGCTACTCATGGCGATTATGCTTTACGCTAACGATGAAGAGCCGGACAATCTAACGGGAGCCGAAAGGATCGCATTCCTGACGATAAAGAGCCAGATAGATCGAGATCGTGATGCTTACGACAGCATTTCCGAAAAGCGGAAGCTCGCCGGAAAGGTCGGGGCAGAGCGCAGATGGGAGCAAGAAAAGATGGCAAATGCCATTTTGCCAATGGCAAAAGATGGCAAAAATAGCAAATGCCACCAAGACAAAGACAAAGACAAAGACAAAAATAATATATCCCCCTCTATAATCCCCCCCAAGGGGATACCACCCACACTTGAAGCCGTGAGGGAATACTGCAAGGAACGCAGGAACAGCGTTGACCCGGAGAAGTTTTATGACTTCTACGCCTCTAAAGGTTGGATGGTGGGGAAAAACAAGATGAAGGACTGGAAAGCTGCTGTCAGGACATGGGAACACAGCAGAAGCGAGATACCCCGCGTCTCGACATGGGATAATCCGGTCTACGAGAAACTGTGCTTGCCGAAAAAGCTGTTTTAGGTTCTGCGCTTCTCGGTCGTGAGGCTTTAGAGAGAATATGCGGGGAATTGAGACCTGACGATTTTGAGAGGCCGGAACACCAAGAGATATTTTCCGCTATCTTTGCCCTTTTCAACGCAAACGAGCCGGTGGACCCCGTAACGGTAGCTGACAAGCTGGGCGGTAGGGCCGGAGGGATACAGTACATCACCGAGTTAGTCACCGGCACTGTATCAGCAGCAAATGTCGATTATCACATCAAGGTGGTGTTGGAGGAATCCAGAAAGCGACACGCCATTTCGGGACTGCGGGAAGTGGTCAAGGACATGAAATCGGGAAAGGACGAGGGATACCTTGACCGTATGCAGGGCGTTATAGACGCTGTACGGGCGCGTGGAGGACGTAAAGTAAGCAGGGTAGGGAAAGACTTTGACGCGGCCCTATATGGGCTTATAAACGGCGCTGAGGGGCTTACAACGGGGTTTCAGGTTCTCGACCAGACGTTAGGCGGGTTGAAAAGAGGGCATTTAACCATCATCGGAGCCAGACCGTCAGTAGGCAAGACCTCACTTGCCATGAATATAGCCGTGAATATGGCGTTGTTCGACAGGACGGTAGCGGTGTTTTCGCTGGAAATGCCGAGGGAGGACGTGCTTCAAAGGGCAATCATCAGCTATGCGAGGTGCAGCCGTGATGAAATGTTCAGCGGCGGTCAGGAAGCGGTTGACAGGATACAGAACGCCGTAAGCAAACTGAGCGCAACAAGGCTGTATCTGTCGGATAACGCCTATACCGTGGAGGCAATAAGGTCACAATGCTACGCGATAAAGCAGCAGGAACGGGAATTAGACCTGATTGCGATTGACTATTTAGGGCTAATACAATCCAGCCTGAGGAACCGCACGCGGGAAAACGAGGTATCCGACATAAGCCGAAAAATAAAGCTTCTGGCGAAGGAGCTGAATGTCCCTGTCGTTCTCCTGTGCCAGCTCAACAGGGCGATAGAAGGCCGGAACGATGGAAAGCCGAGACTATCGGACTTGCGGGAATCGGGAGCCATAGAGCAGGACGCGGACGAGGTATTATTCCTTCACCGGCCCGACCCGCAAAGCGAGAACGCGAGCATCATCGTGGCGAAGAACCGAAACGGGCGAACTGGGGAACTAAGCGTGAAATGGTACGGAAAGTATTTTTTGTACGAGGATGAAATTGTGGAATGGGAGGAAGTATGACGGAAGATCTCGCAAAGTGGATAACACAAACCATATTCCAGAGCGTGATGGACAACATGAAGGACGGAAAGGCCGTTGTAAGTGTTAATGGCGTTACCGTGTTGACCTTCACCGACAACGGTAACGGCTGGGATATACACTGGGATGAGTAAGGCGCAGAGAGAAAAAGGCAAAGCCGGAGAACGGGAGCTTGCCGCCCTGTTCCGTGAATACGGGTTCAATGCCCGGCGCACTTCCCAATACTGCGGACAAACGGGGGACGCATCGGACGTGATAGGTTTACCGGGGATTCACGTTGAGTGCAAACGCTGCGAGACGACAAAAATCCATGAATGGATGGCGCAGGCGAGGCGCGACGCGAAGCCGGAGCTTATACCGGCGGTGTTCCACCGAAGGAGCCGCGAAAAGTGGTTAGTAACTATGCAAGCGGAGGATTTTTTGAGGTTGTATGAAGCAAACGCTATGTTGGACGTGCCGGAGAGCGACAAATAAACCCGGTTTAGGGTGCAGTTGGAGCCGCCAAAACGGGATGCCCGTTAAAGGCTGGAACGCAAGACCGACAACGATAAACTGTCATGGTATTACCGGCTGGGATGGGGAAAGCTACCACGTCAAGGAGTGCCCGTTATACCTGGCGGATGGAAAAAAGGACGAGACAGGTTGCAGGGTTTATGTACAGCAAGGCGAAGAAAAGTTGACGGTAAGGGAAATGGCTGAGAAGGCCGGAATATCAGAGTTTACGGTACGAAAAAGAATCAAGAGGGGGATTTATGAAACTGCAAGCGTATGAGTTTTACGAAATCCACGATGGAAAAGAAAATTATCGAAAGACCTTTACCACTCTCAAAGCGGCGAAGAAATACTACACCCGAATGACGATGCAGGGCGCACTTTTAAGGGCAAGGGTTGACGGTAGCAATTATTTATTCACGAAGCGGACGAATTATTCAGGAGCAACGATGAAGTACAGCGAAATAGTAGACCATTACGGTGCAAAGCATCAAGCCATTAAAGCCGTTGAAGAGCTGAACGAGCTTGCCGTTGAACTTAGTAAGTGGGTGAACGGTCAAGGCAGCAGGAAGAAAATCCTCGAAGAGTGCGCGGACGTAGAAATTATGCTGTGGCAGATGCAGATAATATTCGGGGATTGGGACGACTGGAAAGCCTATAAATTAGGCAGAGTAGAGGGGCGGATATGGAAAGAACAAGGATAAACGCAGAAGGAAAAGAATTATTTGCTTCTCTGTACGCCGTTGAAAATATCCTAAAGGTGTACGAAGAAAAGTATCACCGGCTGGTAGACCGTATCCCCAGCATAACGGTATGCAAGCGCCTGTTTCCGAGTGTGAAGTTACTGCCGACTGATCGGTGTAAAAAGAGAGCGACGGCATGGCAGAAGCACTTTTGATGGCAGAGTACGCAAGGAGGCACTTTTGATGGATGAGAAAAAGATACTTGACGTAACGTGCGGATCCCGATCGATATGGTTTAATAAGCACCACCCGGCGGCGGTTTACTGCGATAAAAGAGAAATTGAAATGACGGGCATATGGGGAAGTGGGGAGGGGCAGAGCGAACGCAAGTGCATTATCAAGCCCGATATAGTATGCGACTTTACACAGTTACCTTTCCCGGACAACGCTTTTGCGCTTGTTGTTTTTGACCCGCCACACCTCACAGGGGCAAAAGAAACATCGTGGCTGGTTAAAAAATACGGGAAGCTTGACGACAACTGGCCACAAATGCTGCATGATGGGTTTGCAGAATGTATGAGAGTGTTGAAACCCGACGGAGTGTTGATTTTTAAATGGTCGGAGTACGATATTCCGGCTGAAAAGGTTTGGAAAGCCATTGGCCAAAAGCCACTATTTGGGCACCACAGCGGGAGAAAAAGCAAAACCTTTTGGGGGTGCTTTATGAAACTGGAGGGAAAATGCAAGAACTAATCGACAAAGTACAAGAACTCGTTGCCTTTGAACTGGAGAGGGCTAACACCATCCACCCGCCGAAGTTTAACAGCTATCACGAAGCGTATAAGGAGGAAATTTTAAGTGGAGTACAAAGTAGAGGTATTGGAAAAGGCCGTTAAAACTTATGGTTGTATGCACCAGACGATAAAGGCCGTAGAAGAATTGAGCGAATTGCTTGTCGCACTGAACAAGTGGCTGGGTATGTCGGAGAACGAAAATATTGCAAAATTTCACGCAAAACACAACATCAGGGAAGAGTGTGCGGACGTGGAAATCATGCTTAGTCAGTTAAAGATAATCTTCGGCGACTGGTCTGGCTGGACGCGCTACAAGATGGACAGATTGGAGGATCGGATCAATGCAATCAACGGAACGAAAGAGAATGACTGCTGAAGAGCGGGAATTGTTCGCTGCACTGTTCGCGCTGGATAATATTCTCGGCAAGTTTTCCGGAGGATATCAGAGGCTATGTCAGCGCGTACCCGGATGCTGGCGGGACTACCGCATAGCGCAGAGCAGGATAGCAAGTGTTATCACAAGGCTGCTGGATACCGTGCCTGTAGAGCAGCTATTGACCGTCAAGCGACAACTCGACCTAACCGAAATCCGCATAGGCATTAAATCCGCAGCGGGCCGGGACAAGAATTACTGGGTGATGAGCTATGACGATTTAGCCGATCTTGCAGAGGACGCCACCAAAAACGAGTGCTTTTGCTGTGACGGGGCGAAAAACAACTGCCGTTTAAGGCAAATCTTGAAGGAGCTGCCTATTCAGGGCGTAAGCAAACTGATAGTGAACTGTTGGAGGGAAGAATGAGGGACAATGAGTAAATATGTAAACGTTGATGCTTTTGTAGAAGCACTTTGTAAGACGCTATCCACATTGAGAAAACAAAAAGACAATACGCCCGAATCAATAGCGTTTCTCAAAGGAGCGCAAGTAGTGGCAAAAGAGTTAATGAAATTTCCCGCTGCCGACGTGGTAGTACGATGTAAAAACTGCGTACATTATCATCCTTGCCAAGTGGAGCTGACTGATGGCAGTGCGCCGGATTGGGGTATCTGCGATCAGCCGTGGTTTAATGACGATGAAAACGACGTTGATGAGATGTTTTACTGCGCTTCGGGCGAACGGAGGGAGGACGGAGGGAGGACGGAGGGACAATGAGTGATTGCATTAGTCGGAAAGCAATTATAGACAGGGTGGAAAAACAATATTGTGCCCCATGTAAGCGGCAAGACGGTGATCTTGATGAAAACCATTGCTGTTCTTGTGTGATTAATGACGTGCTTGAAAAGGTACGAAGAATCCCTGCCGTTGATGTTGCCCCGGTGCGGTCTTGGAAGTGGGTAATCAGAAATAAATAGAAGACGATGATTGGGAAATATTACCTGAATGGACTTGCACTGTATTTCAATAGTGCACAATCCTACTGGGGAGTTGAAGGATTTTAAGGAGGAATGGAAATGATTAAAGTTAAGTATTCGGCACTTGTTGAAATTAAATTTGAAGTGAGTGAGCAAGTCTCCGGGGTTATGTCGTTTGAAGAGATAGCAAAGAGATTCGATGGTGGCAGATTTATGGATGATGGTGTACGACATTGTATTACAGAAGGATTTAACAATGTGGGTTTGACCGTAAAGGTAACACGAAAAAACGCTGAGCTATGGAAAGAGGATTAAAGAGTGACAAAACAGGAGGAATGATTATGAACGAAGTAAAAGACTACCCACCTTATCTGGACTACCCAAAATCATACACAGCGAGTGCGGATGAGCACAAACACAAGATAAAAACATCATTCGCCAGAATTGTCGTTGAAGGAACACCTGAAAAGCCATATTACAACATTGAATACTTTGACCCAATGGATAAAGAATACCATATTGGGTTTGGCTCATACTACCTTGATAATGTGTTTAATTGGCTTGCAGAGGAATTCGAGATCACAGAACCCCGCACAGACACTGACACTGACTGCATCAGCAGAGCAGCGTTGCTTGCTCGATACGATGCAGAGCACGTTGGCCCACCGGGCAGAGCAAGGGAATTGATGGTAACTGCGCCTGCTGCCGATGTTGCTCCGGCTGTGGAACTTGAAGATTTGAGGGCTAAGTATCAGGCGCTCGTTACTGAAAAAGACAAGAACAGTGGAGACACGGCCGAAACGTATACAACTGGGTATCGCTATGGTCACAGAAACGGGCAGATTGAATTGCTCCAACAGATTTTGGGCATTTTCGATGGTGTAAGCGAGCTGGAGGAAACAAATGAGTAAAGAATATATAGACCGCGAAGAAGTGATAAAAATTCTAGAACAGTACGACCTGTCGAGCGGATCGACGCTCGGTTGTCATAGCGGTGCAATAGAGTGCGCAATATCCGCGATAGAGATGTTGCCCGCCGCCGATGTTACCCCGGTGGTGCATGGACGGTGGATTTGTATAAACAAAAGATATGGAGAATACGAGTGTTCTGTATGTCATGGTGTGGATTCAAATTGTAGTGATTATTACGGAATTCATGCCGTTACAGAACAGGAATTCTGCCCCAGCTGCGGGGCGAAAATGGATAAGGAAGAAAAATGAAACGAGTAATAGCAATAGCAATAACAATATTAACCCTGCTGACCCTCGCCCTGTGCGGGTGCAACAAGGCTGAGGCTGGCAATCGTAGACTGTGGATACTGGATGCGAGTCCGAGGTATTATGAAATATATGTCGATAACCTCACGGGGGTACAATACCTAAAAACATACCAAGGCGGCGTGTGCGTAATGGTAGACACAGAGGGGAAGCCGCTGATATGGGAGGGTGCGGAATGAGCTATGAATTACTGCGGCCTGATATATGGGAGTGTATACGGCGCGGGGGCGGATACTGCCCCTGCGCGATAATCAAGGATGAGGAAAGCAGATGTATCTGCAAGGAGTTCAGAGAAGGTCAGGAAACTAAATGCCATTGCGGCGTATGGAGGAAACATGACGATAGGGCAGAGGATACGAATGTACCGAGAAAAGAAGGGCAAGTCGCGGGCTGCGATGGAGCGCGAAACCGGCATAAGCGCGGCGACCATTTATCACTATGAGATGGACAGCATGGAGCCGACCGCGAGCAGAATCATATGGTTGGCAGATTATTTTAACATAACGGCAGATGAATTGTTAAGGAGGAACCAATGACGAAACGCGAACAACGGGCATACATCAGGCGGTTGCTTGTTCGTTGGGGGAAAGCCAAGAGAAACGCGAAAGAAATAGATAAAAAAATAGCCAGTATCAAAGAGAGAATGGAAGCGGTAGCGGATATTCGCCCACAGGTTTTATCGGGTATGCCGCACGGTAGCGACATTACCGACCCGACCGCCCGGAGTGCTATAAAGCTCATGGCGGCAAAGGAGCGGTATAATTTGCAAATGGCTGAAATGCTGGAAAGAATAAACGATGATATGTCATTCGTAGCGTTCATGGATGCCGCATTAGATGAGTTCCCCGCGAACCAGAGAAGGGTAATCGAGTTGAAATATAACTTTTACGAACACTTCTATTCGCGGGATATGCCGTCTAATACCAGGGTAGGTGTAAAAATGGATAAATCCCCCAAGGCAATAGAGCACCTTGAAGAACGTGCGATAGACAGAATGATGAAATACATAGACATACCGGAGTGAGATAAATACATGAAAGGAGTTACAATGAACGAACTACAGATATTTAATAACAACCAGTTTGGAGAGATAAGGACTACTATTAAGGACGGCGAACCGTGGTTTGTGGCGTCTGATGTATGCAAAGCTCTTGAATTAGAGCAGGTGAGCCGTGCAATGGACAGGCTGGATGAGGATGAAAGGGGGTTACTAAAAGTAACCCACCCCCAAAGCCCCACAAAAACACAAGAAGTGAACGGCGTGAATGAATCCGGCCTCTATCATCTTGTACTTTGTTCTACTAAACCGGAAGCCAGAGCATTCAAGCGGTGGATAATTCACGAAGTTCTGCCCTCAATCCGTAAACATGGTATGTACGCCATACCGACCACGATAGAACAGATGATAGCCGACCCCGCCAACGCCATAAAGGTGTTTTCAGCCCTTAAACAAGAGCAGGAGCGGCGGAAGGAGCTTGAAGCGACAGTAGAACACAACGCTCCTAAAGTGCTGTTTGCGGAGGCCGTGCAAGCCTCACACGATAGTTGCTTAGTGGGACAGCTTGCAAAGATGATACGCCAGAACGGGAAGCCCATAGGGGCTAACAGAATGTTCACATGGTTGAGGGATAACGGCTGGTTATGCAAGAAGGGCGAAAACTGGAATATGCCCACCCAAAAGGCTATGGAAGCCGGATATTTTGAGATAAAGGAAACGGTGATAGCCAACCCTGACGGAAGCACCAAGATAACACGCACCCCGAAGGTAACGGGGAAAGGGCAGATTTATTTCATCAACTGTTTTTTGAGGGGAGAAAATGAAAATAGCTGTATATGCCATAGCTAAGGACGAAGAAAAATTCGTTGACAGGTGGTATGAGACGGCAAAAGAGGCTGATTATGTCTGCGTTCTCGATACGGGGAGCGCAGACAAAACCGTCGATAAGCTGAAATCATACAACTGCATCGTAAAAACCAAAATCATACAGCCGTGGAGATTTGATGTAGCGCGAAATGAATCATTGAAAATCATACCGCAAGATGCGGACGTGTTGGTATGCCTCGATCTGGACGAAATCATACAGCCCGGCTGGGCGGAAATCATACGGAAAAACTTCCACGGGACGCGGGGAAGGTATTTATACGTTTGGAGCCATGAATCATACGGCAGGGACGGAGTATCATTCAACGCCGATAAAATTCATACAAAATCATACTACTGGAAGAATCCCGTTCACGAAGTGCTGAAATCATACGGCGAAGAATCATACTGCGATTTGCCGCTGAGGGTTGACCATTGGCCTGATGAGAAGAAAAGCCGGAGTAATTATCTGCCGCTTCTGGAGCTGGCGGTCAAGGAAGAACCGGAGAACGACCGAAACATGCATTACTTAGGCCGCGAATATATGTTCCATCGGGAATACAGTAAGGCCATTGAAACGCTGGAAAAACATCTTGCCCTTAGAAGCGCCGTGTGGCCGCCTGAGCGGGCCGCCAGTATGCGTTTCATTGCCCGGTGCAAAATCATACAGGGAAAACAATTAGAGGCCGAGGCGTGGCTACAGAGGGCTATAATCGAGGCCCCCGAATACCGCGAAGCATGGTTTGAAATGATGAAAATCATGTATTATGCTAAAAACTGGAAATCATGCATCTATTACGGTAAATCATGCGTAAACATACGGGAAAGGCCGTTATCATACATCTGCGAGCCTGACCCGTGGGGGCCGCAGCCGTTTGATATGCTGTCCATAGCCTATTATAACACAGGCCGCCCCAGAGACGCCCTGGAAGCGGCGAATCAAGCGTTGATGTACGGCCCCGATGACAGAATCATGCAGAACGTGAAAATCATGCAATCATATATCGGGGAACCGTCCTAAGGTCTCCCGAACGACCCCAAGCCGGAAATCATATATCCCCACGCCGTCGCACTCTCGGCGGTAGATACGGGCGGCGGCGCGAGCCTCGGCGAGGGTGCTAAACTCCCGCCGCTCGTCGTGCCCCTCGCCCCTCGTCCATGTAATAACCTGATAACGCATCATGCTATGCCCTCCGTGTAAATGCTCGTCCCGTTACGTTTAAAACACTCATTCCAGTAATCCGCCAGCTCTTCAGCGGCTTTTCTTGTTGCACAGAGGTTAGCGGTCTGCATTCCGGCGATCCTCTGCGAGATGTTCATGATGTTATCATTGCTGCTGACTGTCATAGTTCCTGCCCAATACTTACCGTCCAGCTGCGCAGAAAACGCGATATAGAAGTTTTTCATATTGTGCCTCCTTAAAATCATACGGCGGGGGCGGCTTTACGCCGCCACCGTCTGTAAGTCGTAGTAAAAATTGGTGTCAAAGTAGTCAACCATGCTGTTAGTGCCGTCATATCTGTATGCCTCGATTATGGTCTTGACCCTGTGCAGCTTGCGGAGAGTGTCGGCAGTGTAGGCGGTCTCCCTGTCTATACTGTACTGGTTGATGTCCTGCCCGTGCGCCGCCTGCTTATAATCGTACTCGGCGGCGGCCTGCCTGATGCGCTCCTTCTCCGCGCTGTCCAGCTTGTAATACTCGTCAATGTGTATGCTCTCGCCCCAGTCGCCAATGTATATGTGAGCCCGGCTTGTGCTGATGGTGTAGTCCGCTATGTACTGATCGCGACTTATCATGTCGGCCTCTGTTATCTTGATTTTGGCTGTGATGTGCTGGCCACCGGAGTAGGTCTTACAACTCACCGTTACGCCTTTAATCTCTGCCGCCCTGATGTCGTCCCGGATGGCCTTGCTCAACTCCGCACCGTATAGGTGTTTACCGGATTTATTGCCATCCCAGCGGGTAGCGCCGAGGTAGCCTTCGGAGATCGTGCCGCCCGGTTCGTTATCATGCTCACCGATGGCCGCAAGTATGTCATTCTGAGCGGCGAACCCGTACCAGCAACCCTTTTTGGGGTTCCAACGCATTTTCAGACCGCGAAGAGCGGTTAAAACCTCGGCGGCGGGCTTGCTTTCAAAATAAATTTCATTGCTGTTATATTGTGCGTTCTTCTCGATTCTGTAGCTTGCCATTTTCGTAACCTCCATTGTTCGGGGTGGTTCCCCTTTCGATGTCTCTATTATATACTTACGGGAGTATATAGTCAACTGAAATATTAAGGGAAAAGCCTTAAATAATTAGGAAAATATACTTGCGGCAGTATGCGGGGCGTGATATAATGTTTGCGGAGGTGGTAACATGGGCACATCAGCAACGAGGGCAAAAAGAAAATACAATGCGAAAATGTATGAACGACTTGACATCACAGTAAAAGCAGGAGAAAAAGAAAAAATAAAACAACGGGCGGAAAAAATAGGAAAGAGCATTAACGCCTATATAACCGATCTAATCTATAAGGACATGGAAAAAGAGGGCTGATATAGCCCTCTTATATCATTATCCCAAACTTTGCCGCCAGCAGCTCCCGCCGCGCGTGGGGGATCGGTTTGACCCCGGCACACCACGAATGCACTGCGGCCTTGCTTACCTCACAGGCCTCGGCGGCCTGCTCCAACGTCAGGCCACGGGTCTTGAGTTGATCCCGCAAATACTCGCCGTCGCCGAGCACGGGAGCACACCGGCCCTGCATATATGCAAGCTCCCACATGCCTTGCTGGTTGAGCGGCAGCGCGTGGACGTCCTCGGTTATGTCCTCTGCGCCTTGCAACGCGTCCCGAATAGCTCTATCGACCTCCGGGGTGAGCTTGCGGTTAACGATCATATACCGCAAGCCCTCACCGAGCCCACGGATGGGCCACATATTAGCTGTCTGCACCCGGCAGTGCGCCCCGATGATGTCGGGGAGCTGCGCCGCCATTATACCATATGCCCGACCCAGGGCCTTAACTGTGTTGTCTGTCATGTGCTCACCTCCGTTAATCCTGCATGACCCAGACGCGATAATCAGTTACGGACATAACGGCCCAGCCGCCGTCAACCTCAACCACAACCTCATCACCACGGCAATTTTCCGCCGCCTCGTCATACGTGTTAAAATGTACCATTTTCATATCCTCCTTTTTGTTTTACCAAACCGTCACGATCTCGTCATAATAGGGATTACTGCGCTCTACGTCGTAATAATCGCCGTCATAGTAGCGGGCCTCCAGCAAATCAATACCAGTTAGCCCCTCGGGGTCATCGGTGATCTTGTACTCAACGGGCAAATCCAACTCCCGAGCCGCGCTGAGGGTGTGGTGCTTGTCAGTTTGCACAGCATACTCTACACCGTCGATTATGCCAACATAGGAGCACGGGACAATGATACTTTTAGCACCGGCGGCGGTGAGCTGTTCTATTTTTTCGGCTACTATTTCGGGGTTGATGTAGTGCTGGCTGCTGATGATTGTCATTGTCGTGTGCTCCTCTCTTGTTATGTCTATATTATATACCTGTCAGATTAAAAAGTCAACCAAAAAGATAAACAAACTAAAATAATAAGGCAAAAACTTTTGATGCGGGGGTTGGTGGGGGTAAATACCTATTATAATATCAACGTGGAGTATTAGACAGACCCCCGAAGGGGCGGAAAAAAACAAAAAAAGAAAATTGAGAAGATTGTCAAAGTCCCCCCCATAAAGGGGGATAAACTATCGCAATAAACAAATTACCGTTGCGGATTAAGGAGGTGTAACGCATGGCAAGCAGTAAAGAGCAGTATAGAGGCCAGCCACGACAGAGGCCAGAGCTTACCGAGGAGCAAAAAAAGGCAATCCGGCTGTGGGTATGGGGCGAGGAGCAGGAGGACGGCACTACCCATTATATAGACACTAAGTCGGAGTTAGCCCAAAAGGTGGGTGTGCATAAGTCCAATATTACACGGTGGTTTAACGAGTTCCCTCTATTTGCGGAGGAGATGGACCGGCAAACCGCGCTGCGCAACGCGCAGGATGATAAGTTCTATCAGCGCATGAGGGCAAGGGCGCAACTTGTGCTACAAAAAAACCTAAATGCCCCCTATGCACGGGATTCTACGGCCGCCGCTCTGGCTATTTTAAGCCGCTGTGGGGACGTTGACGGGGTGCGGGTAGAGGTCGCCCAGGCCGACGCTGATAGAGTGATTAGGGGCGGTTTCGGGCGGTCTGGCGACGATGTATAGCGTCTGCATAGTCTGCATATATCCGGCTCAAGTATTCGTTAAAGTGTAGTTTAACGAATAGTTATAAAGTAAAATGTATAAAGTGTCGTATAATACGGGGTTTATACCTGCATACTGTGTATATATATACAAAAGTGCGGGTGGATACCCCCGTTTATGCACCGCAAAAATGTATGTATATGCTGCATAATCGGAGGGGGTGGCATGGGGGTAGTTTTTGTAGGGGGAACGCGCCAAACATATAGCTCCCCGCACATTTTTTCTCCCCCACAAAATGGACATTTACACAATTTGTGCCAAGTATAACGTTGACCCTAACGATGTGGTCTACTACTTCAAACTGCGTAACGGTGAACCGCGCCTTATCCTCAAGGATGATTTCAATGATGTGTACGCCTGCACCCTCGATGAGAAAGCGAGAGTGCAGCTCATTTTCGGCGGACGCGGCTCCGGCAAATCGAACCACATTGTAAGGGAGATAGTAGCTGATACCTATAACGGCCATAATTGGCTTGTGTGCCGTTATTACAAGGTAGACTTAAGAACCTCTTGCTTTAACGAAATAATCTCTGTAATCGACGAATGGGGGCTTACAGACGAGTTTTCCGTTGACAAATCCACCATGACCATTACCTGTTTGTATAATGGCCGTCAGATAATCTTCGGTGCGTTAGAGGAAACACGGAGATTGAAGTCATTGAAGCCAAAGAAGGGTATACTGACCGACATATTCATGGAAGAAGGCGACGAATGCCCCTCCTATGAGGCTTTTGAGGTTCTGGATAACTGTTTGAGAGGCATTGATAAGGACGCGAAGCTGAGAGGGCAACCGCAGCCGAACAAGAGGATAATAATGGCGTTCAACCCATTCCCTGAAACGCACTGGCTTTATAAGGTCTTTTTTGAGCCCTTGTGGCATCACCCCGACGTGAAGTCGATAGACGAACTGAAAGCTCTGACCCTGAAAGACAAGACCGCAAGAGGTGTAGTTGAAGGTTCAGATGTTTTTATTTTGAAAACGACCTATGCCGACAACCGTTTTCTTACCGAGGAAGATATTCAGAAAAGGGAGCAATCCACAGGGCAAAGATTATGGGTAGATACGTTAGGGAATTTTGGCAGATTAGGTTCTACCGTGTTCGAGCGCGGAAAGCACTGGAATATTGCAGACCTGTCCGGCAGGGAATTTAGGAATATCCGTGTCGGCAGCGACTTCGGATATAATCACCCCTGCGCTTTTGTTAAGTGTTCGCTGGATAGGCATAACCACAAGATATATGTGTTTGATGAATTATTCGTGAACGAGGTCACTACCCGCCAATACGGGGAGCTGATCTACAATAAGGCGTTAGGCCATGTAGTGTACTGTGACGCGGCGGAGCCTGACCGTATCAAAGAGCTTAAAGAGATGGGTATCCATGCGGACAAATGCAAGAAGGGCAAAGCCAAGGGGGCGAAGTCCGCTATCACCCGAAGAATAGACTGGTTGCACGACTATGAAATAATAATCGACCAGAAATGTGTGAACCTGATAGGAGAATTTAAGGTTTATCGGTGGAAAACGGATTCCGCCGGACAGAAGTTAGACATACCGGAGGACGCGGACAACCACGGCATAGACGCGCTTTCATATGCCCTGGGATATGATATATTTGCCGGTACTAAGCTTATCGGCGGAGGTAGGATACTGTGACAGAAATGATTTTAACGCGGGAAGAAGCCCGCAGGATAAACGGGGATAACATAAGAACCGTATTCGGCTGTGCGCTGGAGGATTCCATCCTGAAAAGGTGCGATATGTATAAGGAATACGACTGCGTTGACCTGAATGGTATATATTCCCCTATCCCTAAATACGCGGTAGACATAGCCGCCGGGTACTTCATAGGCTCACCGTGCAAATATTATGTTCAGACGAATACGGTAGTCAAAAAGACTTCCGATGTTGCCGGGCGGCCTAAGATGCAGTTTGAGGACTTGCCCGATAAGAATCCGAGGGACGACGCATATTTGAACCGCTATCGTGCGATAATGCGCCGGAACCACGAAGACAAGGAGAATATGCGGCTTGCCACTTCCGCGCTGATATGCGGCACGGCATACGAACGGATATACGCTTCTAAGAGGGACGGCCTGATCGCTCCAAAGTTCAAGCCCGTGGATCCCAGAAAAGCAATGCTGTTCCACGACCAGACCATAGACCGCAATCCCACGGCTTTTATCATTCGAGAAGAATATTTTTCGCTCGTGGACAATCGGAAGTATGAGACCTATGAACTGATTACGGATGACCGCTGGACAAAGTATATATTTGACGGCAACGTTCGGGAGGAACCTGCCACAGCTTCCGAAATGGCGCTGCTTAAGACCTGCGGCATACCCATTGTAGAATACCCCATGCCAAACAGGGAGGGGTATTTTGAAAAGGTTCTTCCATTGGTTCACGCGAGAAACGCCATTCTGAACAACGTTTCCAACACGTTTAAATATAACGATGAGGCCATTCTTCTTATGATTGGCTATATGCAGCCCGAAACCGATGAGGATGAAGAAGAACTCCACGAAAGGCTGTCCAAGTTCAAGACCTTATATCTGGGCGAGGATAATAAGGTTGAATGGCTGATAAAGAATGTTGACATACAATCCATTCAAGGGTACTTCGACATTCTGACTGGCGATATATATGCCTCTTTAGGCCAGACTAATCCCACGGAAATTGCCGAAGTCTACCAGAATATCCAGGCCGTCAGATACCAGAACTACGGTATGGATAACACGATAATAGCGTATGAGCGTAACTTTGAAAAAGGTCTGCTGGAGGGCAGGGCGCAGAAGATAACCGCGCTGATGAATGAGGGAACCGCAAATAATTATAACTGGGAAGTATTAGATGTGGCGTTCTCAAGGAATATTCCTTCCTCTATGACGGACGAGGCGCAATTTATGACCCAAGTCAAGGGCTCCGGGCTACTTTCAGATAAGGACATTCTTGATATGGTGTCTTTCGTGGAGGATTCCGAGGCCGCTCATCAGCGGAAGCTTGAACAGGATAAGCAGGAGGCAAACGAAATAGCGGAGGCAATGAATGTACGAGTACGGGGACGAACGGGCGAAGAGCCTGAAGAAAACAATAACGAGGGCGTTTCTGAAAACTAAGGAAACGCTCTTTTATATTGATTCCAACACAAAGGTAATCGACCAGATAAATCTTCTGTACAGAAAAATCCTGAGATTATCCGAAGAAGCGTACTTGGATATAGCCAAGAAAGCATACGCAGACCATAACGGGCCGGATAGGATACTCGAAGCGTGGGTAATAGGTATTCTGGACGATTACGACCCTGTTGTTAAATATGTTTTCACAAAAGAACTGGAACGAAAGGGGGCAAGATTGGCTGAATCCATAATCGCAGATGCCGAGTACTCCGGCAAAGACCCCCCTACCGTCAATTATCCCCCTATAAAACAGGATTTCACGCGGGGATTGAACTATGTGACATGGCAAACAGACCAATTCGCCATCACCGTTGAAGATAAGACCGTAATAAGGGCCTTTAAGGACAACGGTTATAAAAAAATCAAGTGGCACACACAGAACGATGAAAAAGTTTGCAAAGAGTGTGAAGAGCGCAACGGAAAAATTTATCCAATAGACAAAATACCGACAAAACATCCTAATTGCCGGTGCTATTTTACGCCAGAGAAGGCATAAATCCCATTTTGTCAGAGAAGACATAAATCCCAAAGGAGAAAAAATGAAAATAGACATTACCAAAATGGAAGGCTATCGGGAAGATATGACCGCCGAGGAAAAGCTTGCGCTTTATTCCTCTTATGAATTTACACCTGATTACACAGGATATGTAAAAAAAGATGTATTCGACAAAAAAGCCTCCGAGGCCGCCGAGCTGTCGAGGAACCTTAAATCCTATAAGGAGAAAGAAATGACGGACGAGCAGCGCAGGGCCGAAGCGGAAAAGGCCGCCAAGGACGCGGAGAACGAATACAAGACTAAGATTTGCAGCCTTGAAATAGGCAAGATATTTGCCGGAGCAGGGCTGAAAGAGGACGATTTCCCCGAAATGCCTACATTCACGGAGACGGATAAGGCTACGGCCTTTGCGAACTCCATCGTAAAGCTTCTGTCCGCCAAGGTGATTGCGGCGGAGCAGAAAGCGAAAACTGACCTTCTGGGCGGCGGCACACCCCCTGCTTCCGGGGCAGAGGCAAATGAAGCCGCTCAACTCAAAGCGGAGTGGGCGGAAGCTGTCAAGTCGGGCAATATGCTGAAGCAAGTGCAGCTTATGACCCTCGCGCAATCCAAAAAAATAGACTTAACTTAAAGGAGAAAATATCATGGCAAACGCCCCTATAATGAGTTTTGCAGTACCTAACTATTCCGGCCTGCTCTACACCAAGAGCAACACCCAGACCCCGTTTATAAACCTTATAGCGGAGCCTCAGTACACCAATCACGTTCAGTTCGCGGTAGATCAGGAGTATTCCCTTGACACTCCCTCCCAGCCTGCCATATCCGAGCAGGCATCCATGACCGCGCCTGACACCAAGAAGATAACCCGCACTCAGCACACCAACGTGACCCAGATATACCAGAGGGCTTGTGAGATTTCCTATGCCAAGGAATCTAACATGGGTACTATGAGCGGTATCAACATAGCCGGTCAGCAGGCGAACCCCGGCGACGAGTGGAACTGGCAGATTTCCCGCCAGATGCTCAATATCGCCAACGATATAGAGTTCACTTCCTTGCAGGGCGAGTATAACGCCGCTACCACCGATGCTACCATCAACAAGTCCCGTGGTATTCTTACCGCGCTGACCACCAACGTCATAGACGCGAAGGGCTCAGGTTCTACCGCTGCCGCGCTGACCAAGGCTATGATAAAGTCACTGGTCAAGTCCATCTTCGACAACGGCGGTGATGTGAACGGCATGATACTGATGTGCAATTCCTTCCAGAAGGCGGCTATTTCCGCGCTGTATGAGGGTTCCATGCAGATGCCGGATTCCCGCATGGAGGCTGGTGTGAACGTGACCCGCCTTATCACCGACTTCGGCGATGTAGGCATAGTTCTTTCCCGCGCCATGCCCAAAGACCAGATACTTCTTTTCCGTCGTGATGTAGTGCATCTTGTAGAGCAGCCCACCCCCGGCAAGGGCAACTTCTTCTTTGAGGAACTGGCTAAGAACGGCGCGGGCAAGAAGGGCGAGATATTCGGACAGGTAGGTCTGAACTACGGTCCTGAATGGCTCCACGGTAAGATAACCAACCTCACCACTGAATAACCATGAAATTCTATCAGGGGAACAAAACGAGTATCCCCTTTGATGTGAAGGAAGATAAGGCCATAGCACAGTTTGTGCGTGGCCTTTTTGAGACTTCCAACGAAGCGACGATAAGAAAGCTTATCGCCCTGGGATACGAACACGACGGAGAGTTTAAGGAAGAAGAACCCAAGCGGCGGGGCCGCCCTAAGAAGGAGGAATAAATGAATGAGGTAATGGTAAACAACGTAAAGCTTCAAACGGGTGCGCCGGACGGCGTTATCCTGATGTTTTTGGAGCGGTATACCGCAATAGCGTGTGCCATTACCCGCTACAAGGAGCCTCCGAAGTGGTTAGAGCCCTATATAGAGGACGCGGCGGTAAAGGCGATAGGGAAGATGGGCGCAGAAGCCTTTAATTCCCAGTCTGCGGCGGGAGTGTCCACTAACTATATAGATATTACCGAGAACCTTAAACAGACTTTAAAAGGCAAAATGAACCCGTTAGGAGCGGTATATGAGAGCGAAGGATAAGAAGGACGTTTATGTGCTTGCCCCCATCAAGGAGACGGTGAACGGGCAGACAGTTGTTTCGGAGTGGGCCTTAGTCAGACGGTATAAACTTGTGGCTAACTCTGCCGGAAGCGCAGAGGATATAGCCATGTACGGCGAACGTATCAAGGAATATATCAAAATCTGCAAAGACCCCTCCGATGGGCCTGTTCAGATAGTCGAGGGCGACGGAATCTGCTTGAACGACCCGCAGGAAACGCCGAGCTATATTGTGGAATCCGTCAATTCCGCCCGTGGGTTCTCGACATATACGGCAAAGAAGTATGTTTAACGCCAAAGTTAAAGTCATAAAGAGGTTTGAAAGGCCGGATATTCAGTCTGCCATCCGAAAAGGGACAGAGAGCGGCGGTAAGGAAATGGCAGATATAGCTATTTCCATGGTTCGCGTTGATTCGGGGGTGTTGAAGGATTCGATAGAATTTACGATCTTCGATGAAAAAACGGGGGCCGTGAAGGGCAAAGTCCATACCGCAGCCATACCGCAGGCTATGACGCTGGAATACGGTACGGGTATTTATAACGAGTTGGGTTCTTCGGCAAAAATCCCGTGGTATGTCCATGAGAGCATGGCAGACCTGAGCAAGTACAACTTTGAGACCGTCCTAAGCAAGAAGGGACTGTTCTACAAGGTTTATGGCGCACACCCTCACCCCTATATGAAGCCCGCCTTTGACGCGGCAAAGGATTTTGTTGTTCAGTCCGTGGCGGACGAGATAAGGAAACTGCTATGACGAATATCTATAAGGACGCTCAGAAGTATCTTAACAAAAAACTTAAAGTTGAGGTTCAGCCGGAATCTGACGAGACCCCCGAAAGGTATCCTATCGTGACATTGAACATCACACAGGAGACATCGGTAAAATCCTTAGAGGGCGAAGCGCTTCCCGCCACCTCAATAAGATGTGGTGTGTGGGGTGAGACCTACATAAGCACCAAGGGATTTACGGGCGTTCTCGATTTGGCTGACAAACTCCACGCCGCAATGTTGGAAAAACACTACATAAAGACCCGCACGACAGAGCCATACCGCGATTCAAACGGGAAATGGCACGTCAACGTAGTCTATTTCAAAAAAACCAAAACTTTTTAAAAGGAGAAATATATGGCACAGTATCAAGCTTCCGTAGGCCAGCGCGTATTTTATGATACCGCTTACACTATGGCAAACAAGACCGAGATAGCCGGTCTTACCCAAACCCCCGATAAGGGCGGTTCGCCCTCCGAGGTTTCCGTAAACATTATATCTGAATACTTCGTGCGTAACCTTGCCGGTCAGCAGGAAATGCCCGTATTCGAGTATTCCTTTGTTCCCGACTTCACCGCCGAGACCGGCAATATGGCGAAGATGGGGCTTCTGGTCGGTGATGTTATCTGGATTTACGAAGAGTACGAAATCCCTTCCGATGCTACCAAGCTCGGCACTGGCATTCTTTATAAGGGCAAGGTCGTATCCATGTACGCGGGCGGTCAGCAGGCGAACAACGCCCAGACCGGCGCGTTCTCCGTCAACCTTGTCGGCGATTCCGTGTATATCGCATTCCAGGGCGAAACGACTTCCTATGTTGACCTGTTCAACGGCAAAACCGTAACTACCCCCGTATAAAGGAGAACAACATGAATATCGGTGAATTTGAACTTAAAGCCTCCTGCAAGGCTTATTGCGACCTCAAACAGAAAATAGGTGCTCCTAATCTCAAAGTAAAGTTCCTCACCGCTTACGAGCAGGGCGATTTGGATTTCTTTGCAGATGTGGTAATGTCGTTTGCAAACCCCAAACCTAAGAGCAAGCAGGCCGTGTTCGATGAGTTTGACAAGCTCATGGAGCAGGGTACTTACATGGAGGACATTTACACCGAGCTGGTGAACTTCGCTTACGGCATGGGTTTTTTCGGTCGTGTAGACCTGAAAGGGCAGAGCATTCAGGACTATATGAGGGAACCCTTAAACAAGCTGGATATGTCGGCGGCAATGACCGAGGCGATAACAGCGGCGGCGGCGGACGTGGCAAAGAGCGTCGTTCGCTAAGAGAGCAGTTCGAGGACGTTAAGAAAAACATAGAAAAGGACTTCACCGATATAATCTACGATTTGCTCAAACGTGCAAGCATGGCGGGAATGCTCCCAAACCAGTTTTGGGAGCATGAACCCGCCGACATTGTAGACTATATCGAAGCCCGCGAGGAAAACCAGTGCAGGGAAATGTACTATTCAAGCGTGCTGGTATCAAGGTTTATTGCCGCCAACATAAGCAATATGTTCTCCAAGTCCAAGCACGATTTGCCGAAGTACGAAGAACTGTTTGTTCCTGCGTCGTGGGAGCGGAGCCTTGACAACAGGATAGATGAAATAAGAAATAAATTCGGAGGATATGTCCGTGGTCGTTGAAGAATTACAAATTTTAGTCGGTTGTGATGCTTCAACCGCCGAGAAGGTCTTGACCGAGCTGGAAACCAGACTTAACCGATTTGTAAAGCAGTCGGCAAGCAGTATGCAGAACGCGAAGGTCATACGCGCACAAGCCGCAGCGGAAAGGGAAGCGCTTAAAACCGAGGCCGTAAGGGTGAAGTACGCGGCTCAAATGGAAGAAGCCAATGCGCGGTTGGCTATTGCAAAACAAAGGCTTTCAAAAGCCAATAAAGCGGCGGAAGAGACGGCAAAAAAAGAAGCTGCTGCACGAGCTGACGAAATACGTTGGGCGAAGCTGGCCGCCGATGCCGCCGAGGAAACGGCGGCAAGGATACGCGCCGCCGCAGAGGATGAAGCGCAAGCCCGTGCTGATGCAAACGAGGAATACGCCAAGCGTCGCGCTCTTTGGGAAGATAATGGTGGTAAGAGTATTGCACAGGCATTCAGGGAAAAAGATAAAAACTGGATTCCAAGTATTGATGAAGCCATTCAAAAAATGCAACAAATACAAGGCGAGACGGAAGGGGCCGGCAGTAAGTTCGACGCATTCAGGGAAAAGGTCGGGGCAATCAAAGAGAAGTTTGGCGAGACCGTCACGGCTTTTGGAGGGATAAAAGCAAAAGTCGGAGCTGTCGTATCGAAAATAGGCGGAGCTGTAAAGAAAGTATTCGGCAAGGCTGTAGATGCGGTTAAAACCAAAGTAAAAGATATTACTTCTGGTTTCTCTAAAATGGGAAAGGCTGTGACAAAGATACTGTCGCGTATGATTATATGGCGAAGTATCAATGCCATGATCATGGGAACTACCGAAGGTATGAATAATATGGTGCAGGCCAGTAGTAAGGCCAACGCCGCCATGTCCCAGCTGCAAAGCGGTTTTACTTATGTCAAAAACAGTATAGCAGCTATGCTGCTTCCTGCTCTGCAATCCATACTTCCGGTAATAAACAAGATAATACAGGCGGTAGCCGGTTTGTTTAATATGCTGGGCGCACTGTTCGCAAAATTCAGAGGCGATTCCACCTTTACAAAGGCGGTATATGTGCAGCAGGATTACGCAAAATCCCTTAATAAATCCAACAAAGCCGCAAAAGATCTGAAAGGCACTCTTGCGGGATTCGACCAGATCAACCTTATCCAGCAGCAGAAGGACAGCGGCGGAACAGGAGGCGCGGATACTTCCGGCATGTTCAAGGAAACATCTGTTGAGAGTATGCTTCCGACCGATGTTTCCAAATGGATGGATAAACTTAAAGCCGCCATAAAAGCCGGAGACTGGAAAGGTGTAGGTACAGTCATTGCACAAGGCTTAAATACCGCAGTAAGCCAGCTCAACGGTTGGATAGATAAGCTCCGACCTAAGATACTGAAAACCGTTCAGGATATCGTAGAAGCGGTAAACGGCTTTATAGAGAACTTCAACTTCCGTAAGCTCGGCAATACCCTCGCCAACGGGTTTAACCTTGCTATGAAGGTTGTTGCAAAGTGGCTCAAAGGTATCAAATGGAGCGACCTCGGAAAAGGCATAGGCGATTTTATCAATGGCTTTGTGGAAGATTGGGATGCAGCCGCGACCGCTGATGTTATAGAGGCGAAGATAGGCAGTGTTCTTGATTTTCTGACAGGTATTATAGAAACAACGAACTGGAACGAGGTAAGCTCGAAGTTGCAGGAAATGCTTGAAAATATTGATTGGGAATCAATAGCGGAGAAAGCGTGGCGGCTCCTAATCGCAGCACTAAAGGCGAAGCAGAAGATATTCTACGGCATAAATAAAGGTCTTGGGCAGTCCAATGAAAAGATGGATATACTTAATGACGGCAAACACGACAAGATACAGTTGGGCGGTACAGTATCCTTAGAAACAAAGGATGATGAAACAAAAAACCTTATAAATTGGTGGGAAAAAACGAATGCCGACCAATGGAAAACTCTGCGTGTGGATACCGCAATAAGCCAGAAAAATTCAACAGGAGACTGGGACAAAACCGTTGAATGGTGGAAAAACCTTAAACCCGAAAACGAGAAACAAATACGCCTTAACACGGAGGGTGCAACCCTTAGCTTGGATAACCTCCGCGAAGAATGGAACAGCTTCAAGGAGTGGTGGGAGAATACTGGGATCGCCAAGTGGTTCGAGGAAAAGGTTCAGCCGTGGTTGACTAAAGAAAAGTGGGCAGAAGCCGGTGAAGGCATGAAAGAAGGCATCGGAGAGAAATGGGAGGCCGTCGTTGAATGGTGGAACACTTTAGGCATTGTGAAATGGTTCCGTGAGAATGTTGAGCCGTGGTTCACAAAAGAAAAGTGGACTTCTGCTATGGACGGAGTTGAGCTCGCGTTTAAGGACGTGTTCAAGAAAGCCATTAACGCTGCTATATCGCTGATGAACAAGCTCATCAACTGGGTAAATGAGAAGATGCACATTACCATTGATCCTCTTGTTATTGGCGGCAAAACGATATTCGCGGGCGTAGACAAACAATTATTTACCCTTAAAACTATTCCCCTGCTGGCGCAGGGCGGCCTTGCTTATGGCGATACCCTCGCAAGGGTAGGCGAATACGCCAACGCCAAGAATAATCCCGAAGTCATAGCCCCCCTTGATAAGCTGCAATCCATAATGGGCGGGCTGAACGATAAGGATACCCAAACCATCATAGCCCTGCTCAAGAGAATAGCAGATAAGGATATGGAGATAGCACTGTATCCCTCTGCGAAGCTGGGCAGGATAGTCAATCAATCGGTCAATATGAACAATATTGCCATAGGTAACGTGTGATGTATAGATATGATATAGGCTTAAAGGCGGGGAGCTATACGCTCCCCGACCCCTCTAAACTGAATATGACACTCGCTGACCTCGACACGGAGGCTGAAAGAGACGCTTCTGGCACACTCAACCGAACAATGGTAGCGCAGAAGCTGACCGTTGAATTGTCGTGGGACGTGCTGACATGGGAACTGTGCTCGGCGATATTACAAGCAGTCGATTCCGACAGCTTTTCTTTCACCTGTCCGAACCCTAAGACCCTTGCGGGTAACTATTCCGGCACGTTTTATGTAGGCGACAGGAAAGAAGAAATTATCTGGTTCCCCGAAGGTGATAAGAACAAGGCGTATATTTCCTTGAGCATGACGGTAATAGAGTATTGACACTTCCCCCTAAAGGCGTAATAATGAAATTACATATCTTTAGGGGGTTTTGTTATGAAAATAATAGCTCTTAAATGCCCGAACTGTAATGCCGATATAGAGTTAGATCAGGATAGGGAATTTGGTTTCTGTAATTATTGCGGAACCAAGATAATGATTGCCGATGCCGTACAGAAAGTGAGCGGAACGGTAAATATAAATCGCTCGTCCGAAATCAATAACATTCTCAAAAGAGCGAAAGACTACGAAGAACGGCAAATGCTTGATGACGCCGAAAAATATTACGACCGTGCTCTTGATATTGACATGGACAATCAGGAGGCACAAGAGGGCTTGGAACGTGTAAAAACAACGATACTCGAACCCAATGTGATAATAGAACGCCCAGAGTTGGAAGGTTCATACGCCGAACAAATTGTAGTCAGCGAGGACGGTGAAGAAGTGTGTCGGCTCGGTTTGGGCGAACGCAGTTTTATAGAATGCCCGGTAGGCAGGCACGTGTTTGACATAAGAACGAGGAATGAAGCCATTAAAGCAAGAATAACCATAAAAGACAGGCGGGATAGCGCGAAAATTTCTCTCTGGTTCCAGCGCGGGTATGGACTGTACGGACACGCAGAGGGTTCCGCAAAGATAATAACCAACGGCGCAGATGCCATTCCGGCGGAAACTGAAACGACAAAGAACACGCCGACAGGCGGCGGCGAATTTAATGTATATCTGGGCGGTAAACCTAAGAAGAGCGGTTGCCTGACCAAAATTCTAATCGCATTCGGCATATTGCTTTTACTCGGAATTATCGGCTCATTAAGATAAATACTCCGTGACACCTTCGGGTGTCTTTTTTATTGGAGGCAAAATGTACACAGTAAGCACAGGCTTTCGTAACGCCGTAATGTCGGGCAAGCCCCAAAAGCTAAAGCTGACATTCGGCGAAAATCAGATAGCGGAACAAAACCTCTCTATCTCCGGCTTGACCTATTCAAGCATGGCTTTCGAGGACGAAGAACTGACGATAGGCGCGGCCTGTTCCGCAGAACTGGGGATAGAACTCCTTAACTTTGACGGGGGGCTGTCCTCTTTTAACTTTGACGGCACGGAGTTCACCGCCTCGATAGGCGTACTCGTGGGGGAAGAATACGAATATGTTCCTCTGGGCGTGTTTATCTCCGAAAAGCCCGACAAACTTAAACCTAAAAAAATAAGCATCACCGCCCATGACAGAATGGTAAAGTTTGATGTGAGCGCAGATGCTTTTCTTAATTCTCTTTCGTACCCGACTACACTAAAAAATATTTTCACATCGCTTTGCGCTCATGTCGGCGTACCTGCTTCAATGGCAGACTTCCCCAATTCGGGGAAAACCTTTGATTCGCCGCTGTTCAGGACGCAAGATGTTCTCTGCCGGGAAGTTCTGCAATGGATAGCCGAGGCGGCGTGTTCCTTTGCCCGCATATCCCGAAGCGGAGTATGTGAACTGGCGTGGTTCACCAATACCAATGTCACCTTTAATAAGACCGCCAATTCCGCGGACTATTATAACGCCGTGGTATCGGAGTATCAGGTAGCCAAGATAGACAAATTACAGGTAGCCGCTTCCGAAAAGGACATAGGCGTAATAGTCGGCACGGGGACGAACGCTTATCAGATAATAGACTGCCCTATGCTGTATGGCTATACCGATGCACAGATAAGACCTTATGCACAGGTTATCTATAACCGCTTAAACTCCTTTGCGGCGTTTACGCCTGTCGAACTGGACGCAAAGGGCGATTGGTCTTTGGAAGCGGGCGACTTGATAAAGGCAGTCACGGACGATGGAACTTATACCTTCCCCATTTACCGCATGGACTTGACCTTTAAGGGCAGGGCAAGGATACAGTACATAAGCTCCGGCTCCCCCTCACGCCCCGCCATAAGCGCGGAGAACCGCCGGACGCTCATAGCCGGACGCGCAGCCCATGAAATAGAAATGACCGTTGAGGGAATGAAGCAGACGGTCACACGGGTAGCTTTCCTGACCCCTGTTGAATCCGACACCGACCCCTCTTTAGGGTGGGACGATGACCAGAAAACCGCGAACACGGGGTATCAATGGTACAACGATGGCAAGATAAAGGTATGGACGGGTTCCGCGTGGCAGACGGTCATCTCCCCTAAATACAATCAGACCGCCACGCCTACGGGCGCAAAGGAGGGGGAATACTGGTACAATCCCTCGACAAAGGAAATAAAGCGTTACACGGGTTCGGCGTGGGTGGTAGATAACACCGTATGTATGCCTACCACATGGACGCAGAATATGCAGACACAGCTTGAAATAACCGCCGAGGGATTGTCGAGCACCGTCACCAAGGACAATATTATTTCCACCATAAATCAAAGCTCGGAAGCGGTATCAATAAGCGCGTCAAAGATAAACCTTAACGGCGTTGTCACGGCGAACAACAACTTCAAGATAGACACCAACGGCAAGATGACGTGCGTAAACGCCACCATAAGCGGCTCAGTGACCACCGGCAACCTTACGGCATCAGGCGGTACGATTGCGGGATTCGATATACACGGCAGTTACCTTGAAGGCAATACTTGTTCGCTGTACTCAGGGCAAAGTGGAGGTAAGTTAAAGCTTGGTCAAATAACCCTGTCAGGCCAAAAAAGCGGGCTTGTTACGCTGGGAGTTGATTATTCTATTAACGCCGGTGCTACTATATTTACTAAAGGTTATCTGCAATGTGATCAAATTTATGATTATTCTGTCAACACTTATACGCTACGATGGGCGGCATCAGGCGGAGGATATATAGGCTATGCTTCCTCATCGATACGCCGCAAGGAGAATATTCAAGATGCGGGGTTGGATTGTATAGCAAAAGTGAACGCCCTACGTCCCCGTAAGTTCACATGGAAATCCAGTGGTAAACAGGATTACGGGCTTATAGCCGAAGAAGTCTACAAGGTATGCCCCGAACTTGTTATAACCGAAAAAATCAATGGCAAAGATATCCCGTGCGCCGTTGATTACGAGGGCGGATTACCCAAGTTGTTATTGCCTTATGTGCAGGACTTAAACCGGAGATTATCAGCATTGGAGGAAAGATATGGCGCTGTATCTACCTAAAACTACAAAAGAGGGCGTTCCCGTAAATTATTGGGTGATAGATGATGTTAAGATAGACAGAGTAAACAAAAGGGTTGACGCGACAGTCAATCCTTATTTTTCGCAGGAAGCACGGCTGGCGGGTGCAAATCCTATAACTTTCGCGGCGGTGAAGATTCGAGTAGAGGACATCGTTTATCCTTCTGAAGAGTATGGCGAAAACTCGACCGATTACACTGACTATTTTAGCCCGTCCGCGCTCGAAGGACAAACGTTGTATCAGGTTGTTTATAACTATATCAAAACCCATGATGACAGATTTAAAGGAGCTACGGATATATGACAGACGAACAGAAAGCCGTTATACAAGCGATAATACGCACACTTAATACTTCTATACCCGTTGTAGCGAAAGCGGACTTAGACGCGAAATTAGGCTGTATTCTGGCCTTAGAAAAACTTGCGGAGGACGAACAATGCACAGAATAACGGTTGACGGAAAGTATCTTCTCACTACCCCTATACAGTCCCTTGTTATCGAGGGTGAAAGTCTGGCGGATACCGTCACTATCAGCATACCCTTAGATGCCCGTGATGTAGACCTTGCCGCCGCAGGGTTCACCATAAAGGCGTACTGGCCCATGGACGGCACGGAAGCAAGGTATGTGCTGTATAAAGATGTGGGGGAAGATATAACCCTTACATGGCATATCACGCCGCTGTTTACGGGCAAGCGGGGCATGATGAACCTCACGCTCTTAGCCACTCTGGCGAACGATGAGAAGAACATCATAGCCAAGTGGACGGGAACACGGCCCATTGAGATAATAGCCGACCTTCCCGGCTCCAACCTTCCCACCCCCAGCGTGGCGGAACAGCTTCTTGCCGAGGTGCAGGACTTAGTATCCCAGGCGTTAGGCGCGACAGGCCCCACAGGCCCCACAGGCCCCACAGGCCCGCAGGGTGAAAAGGGTGAAATAGGCCCCACAGGCCTCCAAGGCCCGCAGGGTGTACAAGGCCCCGCAGGAATACAAGGCCCCAAGGGCGAACAGGGTATACAAGGCTTGCAAGGCCCCCGTGGTGAGCAAGGCCCTACCGGCCCGCAAGGCCCGGAGGGCAAGAAAGGCTTGCAGGGCGACGCTGGCCCCGTCGGCCCCCAAGGCCCCGAAGGCAAGAAAGGCGATAAAGGCGACACGGGAGCCGCAGGAGAAACGGGCCCCACTGGCCCCAAAGGTGAACAGGGTATCCAAGGGCCTAAAGGCGACCCCGGAGACAAGGGAGAAACGGGCCCAAAGGGGGATACGGGAGCCACGGGCGAACGAGGCCCCGCAGGAGCGCACTATACGCCCTCTGTGACCGCTGACGGCGATTTATCGTGGAGTAATGACGGCGGACTGGAAAACCCCGCCACAATCAATATACGGGGGCCACAGGGCGAACAGGGAGCCAAGGGAGACACGGGCGAAGGATTTGCCGTGTTGGGCTATTACGCTTCCCTCTCCGCATTACAAGCCGGAGTATCTAACCCCTCCGCTGGCGACGCTTACGGCGTGGGCGCGGGCGAACCGTATGATATATATATCTGGGACGGCGTAAACTCCAAGTGGGTAAACAACGGCCCCTTGCAGGGCGCAAAAGGTGAGCAAGGCCCCACTGGCCCTAAAGGCGACACGGGCCCCAAGGGCGACCCCGGCGCGAAGGGTGACACGGGCGCAAGGGGCGAACAAGGCCCCACGGGCGAAGCCGCCGGATTCGGCACACCCACCGCCACGGCGACCACCCTTGACGCGGGAACCCCCGCTACTGTAGAGGTGACAGCTTCCGGTGCAGATACCGCAAAGGTATTCGCCTTTAAGTTCGGCGTTCCCAAGGGAGAACAGGGTGCGACTGGTGAGCAGGGCGCAAAGGGAGAGCAGGGGGCGAAAGGCGACACCGGCCCCAAGGGCGACACTGGCCCCTACTTTACCCCCTCAGTATCCGCCGAGGGCGTTATCTCGTGGAGCAATAACGGCGGGCTGAACAATCCCGCCGATGTCAACATCAAAGGCCCGCAGGGCGAGCGCGGCCCCACAGGTGAGCAAGGCCCCGCAGGAGAGCAGGGCGAACAGGGCATACAGGGCTTGCAGGGCATACAAGGTGAGCAGGGCCCCAAGGGAGACCCCGGCACAGCCGCAGGTTTTGGCGCACCTACCGCTACGGCAAACACACTCACTGCCGGAACCGCCGCCACCGTAAAGGTAACGGCAAGCGGCGCGGACACCGCAAAGGTATTTGATTTTGAGTTCGGTATCCCGCAGGGCGAAAAAGGCGCGACAGGCGACCCCGGCGCGAAGGGCGACCCCGGCGCAAAAGGCGATACGGGCGAGCAAGGCCCGCAGGGTATCCAAGGCCCCAAGGGCGCGGACGGCCCCAAGGGCGACACCGGCCCGTATTTTACCCCCGCTGTCTCTGCCGAGGGCATACTCTCATGGAGTAATAACGGCGGGCTGGATAACCCCGCAAGCGTCAGCATCAAAGGCCCGCAGGGCGAAACCGGGGCGAAGGGCGATACTGGCGCACAAGGCGAACAAGGCCCCGCTGGCCCCAACGAGATAACCATCGACACCACGACCGACATTAACGGCCTGCTCAAAGGCGCGGGCGGCAAAGTGGCGCAGGCCGCAGGCGGCGTGGACTACCTGACCCCGCCCGTTATGGCTTCCTCCCTCCCCGCCAGCGGCGCGGCGCTTACGGCAAACACCATATATAACGTATCCTCTCCTGTGGGTACATACGTGTTTACCCCGCCCGCCTCCGGATGGGCGCACGGCACATTCAGCACGGCGGCCTCGGTTGCGGTGTCGTTTGTGAGCGGGGCGAACTATTTAGGCGAGGCCCCCGCAATAGAGGCAAGCAAGACCTACGAATTTGACGTATACAACGGTGTGTGGGCGGTGCAGGAGGTTGTGAGCGCATGATACCCTTGCAGTTTGCCTTACGGCGCAGGATGATGATGGCAGGGGGCGGCGGTGCGCCCATATCCGACTTGCCGCTGGGAGCGTTGATAAATGTAGGTACGGACGGTGGAGCGGGTACACCTAACTATGAGATAGCGGACAAGGATAATCTTGTTAGCGGCGGCGTGGTGCTGGTTAGAAAAAACATCTATTCTAATTCGCAATTTGGTTCGACTGCGGCATACTCTAATAGCACACTGGATAACTTTATAACAACTACTATCTACAATAACATGCCTCCAAAGCTCCGGGGCAAAATGATGGACGTATCGTTCAAGCTTTATCTTTTCGGGAGTATAACTCGTAAGATGTTCGCCCTCACTTACACCATGGCGGGCTTCGGCAATAACAGCGGAGTAGTTGAGGGCAAGGCGCTTCAATTATACACGAGCAACGCCAGTAGGATTAAAAACCTTAACGGTTCGGCAGACTACTGGTGGCTTTCCTCGCCAGGTTCTTCTGATAGCGTGTGGTTCGTTCTCCCCGAGGGCATTCTCACCAGATATAGCTACACCCCGTCGAAAACGTTTGGGGTTGTCCCCGCTTTTGCTATACCTTCTAAAACATCTTATGACCCTACACCAAACACAGACGGTTCATATAATCTAATCCTATAAGGAGAAAACAATGCTAAACACAAACTATGCCAAGCTGGCGGGGGAGTATCCCGAATATTTACGCCTGCCGATTGAGTTGAAGTCGCCGCTTATAATCAACGGTGTGACGCACCCCGCAGGGGCGCACCTCTCCACCAATGACGATGCGGCAATAAAGGAGCTGGGCTATAAGCCCGTGACCCGTTCCCCCATGCCCTCAAAGGAGGGCTTTTATTATACCGAAATGTGGGAGGACAGCGGCGAAGCGATAGTCCAGAGCTGGACGGAGCATGAGGCACAAGCCACCACGCAGGACTATATAGACGCGCTTGCGGAGCTGGGGGTGAATGTGAATGACGCGAGGTGAACTTATGGCGCTTGTAGCCGTGCGTAAAGCGGAAATCGAGGCGCACGAGACCGACCTTGTAGAGGTGCTGACGGCGGCGCGGGCGGGGCTTACCCCCACCCCCACGCAGGGCGCACCGTGGGACGCCGAGACCCGCTATATAGCCGGAGACACAGTTGAAGGCGGCTATGTCGCCCTTAAATACAGCCGCAACAAGCCACCTGCCGAAAACCTCGGCACATATTGGGCGGTGCAGACCGTGACCTATCCCGCGTGGGGCGACATCGAGGACGGCACGGTGATTGAAGTAGGCACCATAGTGACCTACAACGGCAAAACGTGGCAATGCACCGAGCAGCACATCAAATCCACCGTCTACAAGCCCAAGGCGGGCAGCTCCAAATGGAGCGAATACACGGAATAAGGAGCCGCACGGCTCTTTTTTCATAATTAAAAAAACAAAAACAAAGAAAGGAAAAAATCAAAATGAAGAAACTCACTTGTATCCTCGCGGTTATGCTCATGCTGTGCCTCTGCACCGTAGCCTACGCCGCAGACCCCGTAACTCTGGATATAACCGCGCTGGACTACCAGACCGGCAAGGCGGTATCCAAAACCTACGTCAATAATGAGCTGTTTTTGCTCAAAGTGGACTTGGGCATACCCCGCTTTTACGACCTGACCGACATGGAGCTTGTAATCGAGCTGGACGGCGTAAAGCTGGACACAAACGACCTGAGACTGGAGGCTGGCACATATTACCTGAGCGGCATAGTTACCGACCAGCCCGCCGCCCTCCGCGTCACCGTCAAGGACATGGCATACGAAAACGCCACCACCGCCGAAGAGCTTTACAACGCCATACAGAAAAACAGGACTGTAAGCAAGACTTATTATTTTAACGCCGCGCAGCCCGCCGAACAGCCCATTGCAAAAAATCCCGTGGTGATACCCAAGACCGGCGATGTGTCTATCATAGCCTATGCCGTCTCCCTATCCCTGATAGGCCTCGGCCTCTTTGTGGCAGGTAAACGCAAATGACACTGGTACAACAGTTTTTGTCCTACCTCGGTGAGCACATCGGGGACGCATACGTCTGGGGCGCGAGGGGGCAGTGCCTTACCAATATGAGCGACCCTGAAAAATGGATACGGAGTAAGGAGACATCGAGCACCAACGCGGAGCGGGCCATACGGTATATGCAAAAGGCGACGAAAAGCCCTCTGTACGCTTTCGACTGCTCCGGCCTGATATGCGGCTTTCTCATGGCCAAGGGGCTTTCCGGGCGCGTAAACTCCCGTACCATGTACGCCAAGAGCAAACGCATACACCGGGACGAGCTTCAGCCCGGCGACCTGGTATTTAGGTATCGCGACAAGGATAAATCCGGCGGCGGGACGTACAAATACATCTACCATGTAGGCGTATACGTGGGCAATGATAAGGTGATTGAATCCAAGGGCCGCGATGACGGCGTTGTGCTCCGGGGGATAAACGCCTCCGGCCCCGCCTACTGGAACGAGTACGGACACTGGGACATAATCTCCGGTGACGCGAAAGACGATGAGCCGGAACAGGCAGTACCCGCCGCGCCCCGGATAATCGAGCTGACCTCGCCCATGATGCGGGGGGACGACATCAAAGCCTTACAGACCGCCCTTAACGCCCTGGGCTACAACGCCGGCGACCCTGACGGCATAGCCGGTAAAAACACCATTGCGGCCATGCGGGCGTTTTGCCAGGCGCACAGCATGGCACCGACAGAGCTACCGAACGTGTTGCAGGCCACCGTATCCGTGGACGGCAAAATCTATGTAGGCACATTAAAAAAATAAGGAGGAGCACCCATGACCAAAGAATGGATATGGGCAATCGTAACGGGACTGAGCGGCATTTTGCTGGGCTGGATTGCCCACATAAAGACCGCACGGAAAGACGCGGTTGATGCGGCGACACACGACACCGCCGTTGACACCGCGCTTAAATCGGACGTGGACTACATCAAGCGCGGCGTGGACGATATCAAACTCGATATGCGGGCGCAGGCCACCAAAATTGAGGACATAGACCTCCGCGTGGCTCGTGTGGAAGAAAGCGCGAAAAGCGCCCACCACCGGCTGGACAGGCTTGAAGCACACAACAACTAAAGGAGGAAAAAAACATGAAACTCTCGAACAAGGTATACGACATTCTCAAGGCAATCGCCCTGATCTGGCTCCCCGCCATAGGCACTCTCTACTTCGCCCTTGCGGGTATATGGAGCCTCCCCTACCCCGAAGAGATCGTCGGCACCATCACCGCCGTTGACACGTTCCTGGGCGCGGTGCTGGGCATATCCTCGGCAAACTACAACAAACAGTAGCCCTCGGACGGGAATCCCTTTCAATAGCCCCCCCTTAATTGGGGGGCGTATTTTTATAAAGGAGGTATAGGCTTTTGGAGAAGCGGGCCCCTTTGAAATGGATAAAGCATTGCTTAATTCCCGTTCACGCACGGAATGGGAAGCACTCATACACGAATGGATACATAACGAAAAAGACCGCTGGCTGATAACCCGCCGCCTTTTAGACGGGATATCATACGACGCTTTAACGGGCGAGTACCAGCTTAAATTTGAAATACCCCTTGAATATGACCAGATACGAAGGCGGTGCAAGGCTGCCGAAAAACAACTGAAAACGCACTGTAAATAGCCGATAAATAGCCGATGGGAGCAATCCTATCGGCTCTTTTTTTATGCCAAAATTCAGGTAGAAGGGAGCGTGAAACAGTGTATCCATACCAACCTTATTTTAACCAGCAAACCCAATATCAGCGAACCGAAGTAGTCAAAGTGAACGGCGAGGGCGGCGCAAAGGCATATCAAATGCCCCCTAATAGCTCCGTTCTTCTGTTGGACGAAACGGCCCCCATAGTGTGGCTTAAAACAACGGACGGGGCGGGGTTCCCCTCTTTATCGCCTTACAGCATAACTCCGTATAAACCCGCTCCGCCTGTCGACGTGAACGGCCTTGAACAGAGAATAGCCAGATTGGAGGAAATGATAAATGCCAAACCCGATACTACAAATGCTAAGCGGAGGAAGTCCGAGGAAACTCAACCCACAAATGATAGCGCAGGCTAAACAGATGATGTCCGTTCCCGGACAAATACAGAAGATAAAGCAGATGATAGGCAACGGCGACCCTAAACAGATGTTTTATGCGGCCTGCAAGCAATACGGGATAGACCCCGAGGATATTCTTTCTGAATTAAGGTAGACCATTACCCGAAGCGCGCGCGGGATTGGAATATAAATCGAAAGGAACTTTAGAACTATGGATAATATGCCCTCTCTCGCGGATATAGCCGCGGTAACTGATGGCAAGACTGACGGCTTCAACGGAGGCTTCTGGATATTCGCCCTTATCATACTTTTTGCTATGATGGGCGGCGGCTTTGGCGGCTGGAACCGCCAGGGCGAATTTGGACAGTATGCCACCGCTGCGTCTCAGCAGGAAATTCTCTTCGGTCAGCACTTCGGTCAGATCAATGACCGCTTGACTAACATCGGCAACGGTATATGTGATTCCACCTTCGCGCTGAACAACGCTATCACCACCGAAGGCCGGAACCTGTCCAGCCAGCTCGCAAACTGCTGCTGCGAACAGAGGCTCGGTATAGCTAACCTCTCAGCGCAGATGAACCAGAACACCTGCGACATAACCACCGCTATCCACGCCGAGGCCGAGGCCACCCGCTCCCTGATACAGGCGAACGAAATGCAGGCTCTCAGGGACAAAGTGTCCAGCCTTGAGATGGATAACCGCATGTACGGAGTAGTCCGCTATCCCAACGGTTACACCTACAACGCGGGGAACTCTCCCTTCTGTGGTAATAATTGCGGCTGCTGCTGCTAATTCCGGCTATGCCGTGATATATCGGGGCGGCGTATGCTGCCCCTTGATTTTTGAAAGGAGCATAAAAAAATGGCTTGTAAAAATGTATGCAAACTCTGTCCCAACCTTATAATCTCCCAGGCCGTTACCTTCACGGCGGGAACCGGCCTGATAATCAACCTCCCGGCAGGCAACTATAACGATAATCAGAAATACTGCATCGTGGTAGCTCAGTCTATCCCGGCGGCTACCACTATAACCGCGCCCGTGTTTGTCACCATAGGCGCCGGCACGGAACAGTACCCGCTGATAGATAGCTGCTGCGCCCAGGTCACAGCCTGCGCCATACGCACCCGCACCAAATATGCCACTATCGTGGCGACTACCGCAACTGGCGGCGCTTTTAAGCTGCTCGGTAAACCCGCCTGTGCTCCCTCAAATAACCTGAGCGGTCTGGATGGCGGAACAACCGCAACGGAGTAAGCCTATGTGCCAGTTTAAAGATGTAATATGTCTTATCTCCAAAAAGACCGGCGATATGGACGAGGTAGAGGAAATACTCGCGGACGCTATGGGCATAATTAAAGACCGCATGCCCGACCTGTACCACGAAACCATACACCAGCTCGAGGCCATAGCTTACGCCATAACCCCGGAAGAAGCGCGGGATAAGGTACGCTCCATGCGTCCTTACGGCCAGAAGTGGGATTATGATACCGTCAAAGCATTCCTTGCCGCGAAGGGCATCAACAACGACGTATGCAAGTACTACCTCTGCATGAACATGGCCTACAACGACTACTACAAGACGGCGGAGAGCGTGGGGAAGGGCGAAGATCCCGAATTCTATTTCAGTATAGCAAGGGACTTTATCAACGACGCAGACGCTAAGGATTTTAAAGTTGAAAAATATTTCCTTGCGTAGCTGGCAACTTTCCGGCAACCTTTTATTTCAAACCTTAAAATGAGCATAAACGGAAGACATAGACAAATAGCCGCTTTCTGCGTGTGAGAAACCGCGAGGAACGGAATAAAAAACGGGTAGCCGCCGGATACCAAACATCAAAAACGCCTGTGTTGCACGGGCGTTTTTCTTTGGTCTTTGGCGAGTAGTTATTTTAGGGCCAGATCAAACAGCCAACGGCTGCAGTGGCTTTTCATGTCAGCTATAAATGGTGTTTCCGCCGGGAACTACTTATTATAACTGACGAAGGGTAAAGGAAAACGAACTGTCGGGATGTACGGTAATGCTCTTGATTGTGCGGCTCCAGAATTCCTTCTTTCCCGGCTTGTCAAGCTGATTGTACAGCTCTAACACTGCCCGCGCCTGCGCTACGTCTATAGGGCGCTCATCTACGCGTGATGCTGCCGACAGGGCTGCTTGCAGTTCTCTGTATTCACGCTCATACTTTTCGCGGCTAATCAGGTCTGCTATATAAATGTCCGTAAGCTTATCCATTTTACGCTTGATGGCGGCTGTATCAATGGGCGCTTGCCGTCTTGCATACAACTCCGCATTGTACTCTTCTACTCGTATTAGAAAATGATCCAGTAGATAACGTTCCACTTTTTCCTCACGGATGTGAGAAGCAAAGTTACAGTCCCCTACGGATAAGCGGCGAGCGCAACGGTAATAATAATAATCCTTACACACATATGCGTTCATCCGATAACCGCAACAGCCACACACCAACAGGCCGCTGAAAAGATAGACCCTGCCGGTCTGCGCGTTGCGCTGAGCTCTTGTATTGAGAATCTCCTGCGCTACATCGAATACCTCCGCGTCTATAACGAGCCCGCGGTATTTTTTATTGCACAGCAGTTTGCGAAAGGTTGTAGTATCACGGAGAACGTTGTATTTCTGCGCCATATATCTTTGAGCGGCATAGATGGAGCGCACGGCAATAAACTCCCTGAAAATATCTCGCATCATGCTGGCTCCTGGTTCCGCCGCCTCGAGGTGTTTGTCTGCCGTGATGGCCATACCGGGCGGCACGGATCCACTGCAAACTTCGCCTCGCGCCCTCTTGGCGTCAAATACTGCCTTTATACGTTCGGTGGCTCGCTGCGCCTCGTTCTGGTTCACGGATAACATGATATTTACCTTAAACTCGCCGCTTGGCGTTTCTGTCTCGTAGTCCTCCAGTATAGCTCGCCACGGCACCTTGCGCTTATCAAGCACGTCCTGCGCCTTATAGTACTCTTTTACTTTGCGACTCCAACGGTCAAGTTTGGTGAAAAGAACTATATCAACTTTACCTGCCTGCACATCGGCCAAAAGCCGCTGCAACGCTGGGCGCTTGCTTATAGGCTTCTGGCCGGACACCCCTGCGTCTGTGTAGTGACCGACGATAAGCATGCTGCGTTCTTTGGCGTATGCTTCGAGCGCTTCTTTTTGCGCTTCCAGCGATAAGCCGTGCATTTTCTGCTCCTCGGTGGAAACGCGCTCATATAATGCGGCTCGCATGATTTACAATATCCTCCATATATGATAGAATCGGAGGCGGAGAAGCACCCACCTCTGATCCCCCTTGCGCTGCGCCAACAGCCGGGGGATTTTTTATTTTATCTTGTCGAGCAATACGGACTTCTTCGCCGCAAACTCCTCATCACTCAGGATACCACTATCCCGCAATTCACCCAGCTTGCGGAGCTGCTCGACGGCATCAACGGGCGGCGCGTCCTGCACACCAGAGCCGTGTGCCCTGTCCCGCTGCTTTTCTGAGAGGATCACAGCCCCGTCGCCGTCCGTAAAACTGCCGCTGGCTATACTGCATATATCTATGATAACACCAACACCAAAGCAGCCGGCAGTCAGCAACCAAATAACAGCCGTGAGCGGCTTGTTGACGTAAAACCGATGTATACCCAAGCCACCCAGGAATATACATAAAAGCAGCGTAGTAAGCCAGTCCTTTTCAGATACATTCGGTTTGCGAACACCGGTATTTTCCATATTTTCAACTTCCTCCTTTTTCTCTGCCTCGTCGTCTGTAATTTCCGTTTCGGCGATGAGCGGCACGTCCTGCGCCGCCTCGCATTTGATCTGTTTCGCTTCGCGCTCATCCTGCTCTGCCTTGAGCTCGTCTCGTTCCGCCTTATTCTTTTTTATACATTCCTCACAGTGCCCAAGGTTGTTGAGCGGCAAGAACAACCCCTTTTTCCCACACTGAGAGCACTGATGTATCATACCCATTGACCAAACCCTCCTACTTTAACCTTTCCCATTCTTTTATGCTGATGTATATGAGATAGCCTGCGAATATCACGAAAACCAGCATTACACCCCCTGCTATTGTCGATAAATGCTTAGTTTCGGGGCGTATCAGCCCCATGCTCGGATATCTGCTATCTATGATAAATATTCCGCTTAAAACCACCATCAATAATACGGAAACACCTGACAACAGGGACAATTGAATGTTTTTACGCCGCCCTTCGGCTACCAGATTGTTTATACGCTCCTTGTTAATGGCGATAAGTTCTTCGTATAAATCCTCTTTACTATATCCTTGCGGAACTCCCGCAAAGTCAGAATCTATATCCCGCAGACTTTTGCCAATAGTATTTAATATCCTTATCAGCGTATCCACGCCTGGATTTGATGTTTGTCCGTGAAGCACCTTCTTGACAGTAGCGAGCGACAGCCCGCATTCGTCCGCGATCTCCTGCTGTGTCTTGCCGGATTGCCGCACAAGCTCCTGCAATCGCTCAAAGTCCATTATTTTACCCCCCTTTAAACAATTTTTACCCTGAAAGGATACTATTTGTGGCTTTAAAAAATCAAAGGAACGAGATATGCTTAATTCAGGCCAGGGCGGCTCCCGCGAAGCTTCTCCGCCGTTCTGGCCGAGGCGGAGGTGAGCGGCCCCGCTCCCTCTGCCGGTTAAAGGCAAATCCGAGGCACGATTTGTGCAACATCGTTGAGCGCAGTCCCGTTTATGGTACTCTCAATAAAATCACCCCTTTTCTTTTATGTGAAAAATGCTATCATTAAAAACGAAACAAATGTTTGGAGGAAGAAACGATGACTGAAAGAGCACTTAAAACACTGGACGGGCTACAAACAGAAGAAATTGCTAACCTTTACTATTATGCCTTGATTTTAAAAACTCTGCGTACCTTGCAACGTCCTCTTGATCTTCAGCCGATAAGGAATCAAAAAGAGCAATAAATTCTACTTTCAAGCGATCTACCTGTCCTTCGCCGTCACTGATGTCATCGAGCTTGCAATCCAAAGCGCGAGCCAAAGCCTTAACAGTCTCTAAGTTTGGGTTAGTAGTAATCCCAGCGCATATCTTTTTAACCGTACTGAGCGGCACGCCCGAAGCTTCCGCGAGACCTTCAACTGTCAGCCCGCGGGCTTTTCTTAACTCGTTAATATTGTTTAATTGCGCCATAATCGTTTGCTCCTCTCGTATGCAACCCAATTATATATCATATCAAACAACAACGCAATAATAAAAGTTCCATAAAAGGCACAAAAATACGCAAAATGCAGTTGACAAGTTCAAAGCATGGTACTATAATGCAAATAAAGGTTCCAACGATGGTACGAAAGGAGGCGCTGCGGAATGGGATACAAATTCCTGCGAGGAAAAATAGCAGAGCGCGGAATAAAGAAAAACACCATAGCCCTTGAGCTGGGCATCACCACAAAAGCACTGAAAAACAAAATAGATGGAGTAACACCGTTCAAATGGGAAGAAGCGTGCAAGATACATGACAGATTTTTCCCCGATGTAGACAAGGATACACTGTTCACGACGGACGAACAAACCGCATAGGAGGTGAGCGGCACCATTCGAACGGCATAGGAGGGGAACATGAAATGTGAAATTAACTTCTGCGATAAATCTGGGGCTGACGTAGTCGTGAAAGTATCAATGAGCGTAGCGGAGTGGCAAGAGTGCAAAAAACTATGTGTAATAAACCGAATAGAAGAACTCGCCCTAAAAAAAGCAGAGGAAAGAGAGAAAATGATGGCTTGTTTTGTAGGGCCGAAAGGGGATATTTAATCCCCGAGAACGAGACACGAGAATACCACCTTATTAAATATTTAGACCATTATACCACGGATCACCGAATAAACATATTACGACAAAACGCGGAAGGAGGCCCAATATGAGTGAGATCAGCAAGGAACAGGCGTACAAGATGCTTGAGATTCTGGCCGAGATATATGGGCGCCAACATAACTGCGAGGTTGTAATAGTCAAAAAAGAAACCCCCAAAACTGCTTCGAGATAAGGGCGGGAGCGGGCAATACCAAAACGCTAACCCCTGGGCCTGAACGGGACAGGCCTAAAGCTTCATTGCGAATCTCCTTTTCAGTGATATTTATTGAGGATGCCGAATAACGCCCGCTCCTGCCCTTATCCCGAAGTTTCCCCCTCAGGAGGTGATGCCCTTGGGCACCTGCGGCTGATAATCACACGCTCCAAATAACCACGCACGTTAGCAACTCGACCGGGCGAGTATAAACAGGATTCAGGCCCGGTGCGTCTCCCGCGGACGGGTTTGCCGATAGCCCGCGCCGCCGGAGGGTATCAGATCATAAGGAGAAAGACAATGAAAAGCAAGCGCACAAAAGCGTGTGAGATACCGCAAAAGGTCAAACGGTGGGTATGGGAGAGGGATCATCATTGCTGCGTCCTGTGCGGCAGGCCCGGCAACCCGGACGCGCATTTTATTCCGCGCTCCCATAACGGGAAGGGAATAGAAGAGAACATCGTCACCCTATGCCCCGAGTGCCACAGGGATTACGACAATTCAGAACGCAGACCGGAGATCAGAAAGGCCCTTCGCGCCTACCTTATGGCCAAATACCCGGATTGGGACGAGGAAAAGCTGAGATACCGTAAGTGGAGGAGTGATTACATATGCAAGTAAGGGAGCTTTTACCCTTGATCGCCCTGCTGAAAACACAGCGGGTACGGCTGTGCCACTCGCCGGACGGGGCGCTGATCGGAGACTTCAGGCGGGAGGATATTCTTCCCGCCGTCTGCGACAGAACGGTAGCCGCCCTGCTCGATGCGTCCCTGCTGTGCATGGACGCCAACAACAACTACATCAATTTATACGTTGCAACGGGAAAGGATAATTGATATGTGGGGAGCATTTTTTAGCTGGGGGATACCGATGTTTTTCATCGGGTGCATGGCGGGATACGCCTTCGCGCCCCGCAAAAGGAGATAGATATGGAAGCGTGCACAACCGGACAAACCCTGTGCTGGCGTTGCCGGAGGGCAACCAACGCGCCGGGTATGGGCTGCAGCTGGTCACGCCACGCCGATCCCGAACCCGTTGAGGGCTGGGAGGCGAAGGAGACAACGCTGAAGGGCAGCGACTATTACCACGGCAAAAACTACACGACAATTATACAGTCCTACGTCATCCGCGCCTGCCCGCTGTTTTTACCGGACGGGAAAAGCGAGCCGCCGCGTATATACAGGAAGTGGATAGTCGAAGTGGACGGCGAGTGGCTGACAACGCAGGAGACGAGGGAACGGCTGGGCATCGACAGACACGAAATATACAAACTGATCGAGCGCGGCAAGCTCAACGCCAGACAAGTGGATCAAATGAGTTAAAAAACATATCAAAGGAGGACAAACAAAATGGAAACAACTGAAAGGACGTTCGGCGCTTGCCGCTACTGCGGGCAGCTGCTCAATATCAAGAGCTATTTGGCCCTACACCCAAACATCGACGACCCGGACGAGGACGGGATAGCTACCCTCATGTGTGACTGCAAGGAGGCCAGACGCGACCGTGACACTCATAAGGCTGCCCTTCGGGGAGAGAGCGACCGCATTGAGGCCCTGCAAAAGGCAGAGGATGTCATCGAGGAGTTGTTTGCCGGCAACCCGCGCCAGAAGCGCATGGCCGTGGACGAGCAGACGCGGGAGATATTGCAGCAGCTTGCCGAGCGGGTGTACGGCGGATTTGTGGATAAGGCGGTCATAACCACCACGGACGGAGTTAAGGCCACCGTAAAGAGCACCGGATCCGCCGCTATCGGCATAGCCATAGAGCGCAGCGAAACGAAAAAGGAGAAAAAGGAGATATAGCCATGGAGGGGAAGATATTGGACGTAACGTGCGGTTGTCGATCGATATGGTTTAATAAGCACCACCCGGCGGCGGTTTACTGCGATAAAAGAGAAATTGAAATGACGGGCATATGGGGAAGTGGGGAGGGGCAGAGCGAACGCAAGTGCATTATCAAGCCCGATATAGTATGCGACTTTACACAGTTACCTTTCCCGGACAACGCTTTTGCGCTTGTTGTTTTTGACCCGCCACACCTCACAGGGGCAAAAGAAACATCGTGGCTGGTTAAAAAATACGGGAAGCTTGACGACAACTGGCCACAAATGCTGCATGATGGGTTTGCAGAATGTATGAGAGTGTTGAAACCCGACGGAGTGTTGATTTTTAAATGGTCGGAGTACGATATTCCGGCTGAAAAGGTTTGGAAAGCCATTGGCCAAAAGCCACTATTTGGGCACCACAGCGGGAGAAAAAGCAAAACCTTTTGGGGGTGCTTTATGAAGGGGGCTATATAGCCATGGAGGGCCGGGAGATACTCGAAATATTTATGCGCTCCGTGGGCGAGCACATGGACACAAAAGGCCGGGCCACTGTCAGCATCAACGGCAGGCCCGCCCTGATAGTAACGATAGACCGGGAGACCGGAGAGGTTACCGCCCGCAATGCGATCACTGATACGACCGCCGCCGACGCGGTAATAGACTACCTCAACACCGTCGCCGGAACGAAATATCAAAAAACGCCCAAAAACCGCAGCTATATCAACGCCCGCATTGCAGAGGACCATACGCCGGAGGACTGCCGCCGGGTAATAGACAGCCGCTGGGCAGCATGGAAGGGGACAAGAATGCAGGAGTATATGCGCCCCTGCACCCTGTTTAACTCGGAGAAATTTGAGGGTTACCTCGCGGCGGCGAAAACCGGCGTCAAAAAGGGCAATGGCAGTTATTTTATGAGCCACAGCCAGCGCCAATACTCCGCCGACGAGCTGGCGAAAATAGGCGTTGATCTGCTGGAGGACTAAAAGATGCGACACCTGGGCGACATAACAAAAATCAACTGGGACGAAGTCGAGCCGGTGGATTGCGTCACCGGCGGCAGCCCATGCCAGGATTTATCCATTGCCGGGAAGCGGGCCGGGCTTGCCGGTGAGCGGAGCGGCCTATACATGGAGCAAATACGATGCGTAAAGGAGTTGCGGAAAGCCAGTGGACGAACAGGTAAAATTCGACCTCGATATATGGTCTGGGAAAATGTGCCGGGCGCATTCTCCAGCAACAGAGGAAAAGACTTTGCGGCAGTGCTCGAAGAAGCGGTCAAAATCGTCGAGCCGCAAGCCCCCTCTATTCCTACGCCTGCAAAATGGCCCACAAGCGGCTGCCTCATGGGTGGAGGATGGAGCATTGCCTGGCGAGTACACGACGCGCAGTTTTGGGGAGTGCCCCAACGAAGAAAACGTATCGCGCTTGTCTGCGATTTTGGAGGACACACCGCACCCGAAATATTATTTGAGCGCAAAGGCTTGCGCGGGGATACTGCGGAGGGCGGAACGGCGCGGGAAGAAATTGCCGGAGCCGCTGAAAGCGGTTTTAATCCAGCAGTCGCAAGGAGCCTTACCGCAAGAGCGGACGGAAGCCCCTGCGCCGACAGAGGCCCCAACATCGTATGCAGTCCGCATCAGGGGGGGCTGTGACGGCGGAGGAAAAGGCGCGTTGGTTCAGACGGAGAAAAGCGGAACGCTGGGCACAGGAAACAATCAGACGATTTTTGCGGCAACGCACGACAAACAGGCGATTTTATATCAGCCCAAGAGCGCAAAGGAAGAAAACTGGGCTGAGAGCAAAATAAAAAACGCCATCAGAGCCGGAGAAAGCAAAGTGAGCCATGCGGTGATGTGCGAGGACGTGAGCCACACGCTCCGAACAAAAGCAAACTGTGCATACCGAGAGGACACAGAGGCATACCCTGTGCAAAACATGGTGGCGCGCCGGTTGACGCCGCTGGAATGTGAGCGATTGCAGGGATACCCCGATGGATGGACTAACATAGGCAAGTGGATAGACGGCAGCGGGAAAAAACATCGATCCAGCGACAGCGGCAGATATATAGCCCTGGGCAACTCAATAGCGTTACCGTTCTGGTTTTGGCTACTGCGGAGGATATCAGCGCAATATGAGCGACCCGCCACGCTCGGTAGCCTGTTTGACGGCATCGGCGGATTCCCGCTCTGCTGGGAGCGGTGCAACGGCAAGGGGACGGCGCTGTGGGCGAGTGAAATTGAGGAGTTCCCTATGGCGGTAACAAAAAAGAGATTTGGGGAGGGATAAAATGAAAACTATGAAAAAGAAGAAACTACCCACCTACACCGTCCTGATCCGCACACCCGCCGGGACGCAGACCATTATTGAGACCAACGACTTTGCGAAAGCCAGACGGACATATGCCCAGTACAAGGGCTCATGCCGCCTGTGCATTGACGGGCGGGAACTGAGGATACTTGAGGCGGACAAGCTCATGGACGACCACAGCGACAAAGTGATAGAGCAGATATTTATCCCGCGCCGCGCAAAGAAAACCGAGGACATACACGCATTAAAGCCTGCCCGGTAACACGGGCAGGACTTGACCTTTTGCCGGGTGCGGCAATCACCCGGTCCTCCATTATGATAGGGTGGCGGCAGGTGCGGCCAACGGGAAAACGCCCGCACCGTAAACCACCGCCCCCGGCAAAGGGCCAAGACATGATTATTAAAAAAAGGAGGCCGCCATGCAGCGGGTACGGCGTGATATATATTCCGGCGTGGTGCTGGAGCGGATTATATACTCCGTGGGCGACAGGACGCAAAAACCCTACCGCCCGCGAAAACCGAGGTTTAAGACTGACGAGGAACGGGCGCGGTTTAATTCTGAGGTAGCCCGCCGGGCACATACCCGGCTGGTCAATGAAAACTTTACCCCGGCCTCGATGTACAGCACATTGACCCAGGACGACGAGCACGAAGTGCATGATTTTAAGGATTTCCGCCGCCTCTGCGTCAACTTCCGGCGCCGGCTGCTCTACGCCTACCCGGAGGCAAAAATCGTTATCTACATGGGGCGCGGAAAAAACACCCACCGCATACACGCCCACATGCTGACGGACGGAGTGCCGGAGGAGGCCATACGCAGACAATGGACGCTGGGCAGCGTCAACCGCTGCGAGTACCTTCGGGCCCACGTCCACTATGACGGCATAGACCACGGCCCCGATTATACGGGATTAGCCAATTACCTGTTTAACCACTGGACGCCGGAGCAGGGCGGGCACCATTACATGGCCACCCGCAACCTTGCCCCTTGCGGCAGGGAGCAGACAAAACCCATAAAACGCAACTACACGCCGGCCAAACCGCCGCATACACCGAGGGACTATATCCTCGTCGAGAGCGGCGCGACAGAGTTCGGCTTTACCTATTTCAAGTATGTCAAAATCCCGCCCAAGCGGCGGTGTTAAGCGGCGCAAAGCGCAAGGCTTTTACCGGGGCCTTGTAAATGCGTCGAATTTTACGACGATATCAAAAAGGAGGTAAAAAACAATTGCTGAAAGACTACACCATGACCCCCAACCGGGCGGGTATACCCATATGGCGGCCTGCCCAGCCGGTAATAGGCAAAGAGGAAGCGCACCAGACCGCCCTGACCAACTGGGCGCGGATGATGCGGACGCAGTATCCAGCCCTGACGCTCTACCACCACATACCCAACGGCGGCTTACGCGATAAGCGCACCGCTGCGCGGCTGATAGGGCAGGGGGTACACTCCGGCGTACCCGATGTATTTGTCCCTGCCGCCCGGGGCGGCTACCATGGCATATACGTCGAGCTCAAAACTGGCGCCAATAATCCGACCCCGAACCAAAACGAGTTTATGAGCGGCGCTATAGCCGAGGGCTACTATTGCGCGGTCTGTTACGGCTGGCCGTGTGCTGCGGCGGTGATTGAGGACTATTTACAGATGGACAAAACAGGAGACAAAGAAAATGACTAATTTCACCCCTATGTTTTCGAGCGACAAGGATTATTGGGAAACGCCGCAAAGCCTGTTTGATGAACTAAACGCCGAGTTTAATTTCACACTGGACGCGGCGGCCAGTGACGCCAACCACAAATGCGAGCGGTATTTCACAAAAAAAGATAACGGTTTGCTGCAAGATTGGCAGGGCGAAACAGTGTTTTGCAACCCGCCTTATGGTAACAGGGAGACAGGACGATGGACGGAGAAATGCTATCGCGAGGCACAGAAACCCAACACAACGGTTGTGCTGCTGATACCCGCCCGGACAGACAGATCCAGTTTTCACGAGTACATACTCGGCAAAGCCGAAATTCGCTTCATCCGTGGGCGGCTCAAATTCGAGATTGAGGGCAAGCCCATACATGATCGCGATGGGCGGCCAATGCCGGCGCCGTTCCCGAGCATGGTTGTGATCTGGCAGAAAAACGGTAAATACGACAGGAAGTGAGCGGCATGACCAACCACGAATACCTGAAACAGCAATCTCCCGAATGGCTGGCGGACAAACTCGCCGAGATAATGGACTGCGACTGCTGCCCGGCGGCGGTTTATTGCGCCAAATGGATCGGAACGCTCTGCGAACTGGACATATCGGAATGTCAGAGGACACTGGAAAACTGGCTGAACGCAGAAAGGACGGAGAATGAGTAAAGAGTACATAGAGTGTGAAGCGGCTAAGGAACGGCTTAGAATATGGATCACAGATTGCGTATTAGACGGGGACGATGAGGCGGCAGACTGTTTCAGGGACTGTATAGACCTCCTCGACAGTATTCCTGCCGCCGATGTTGCTCCGACTGTGGAACTTGAAGATTTGAGGGCTAAGTATCAAGTGCTCGTTGCTGAAAAAGACAAGAATAGCGGAGACACTGCTGAAACATATACAACCGGGTATCGCTATGGTCACAGAAACGGGCAGATTGAATTGCTCCAACAGATTTTGGGCATTTTCGATGGTGTAAGCGAGCAGGAGGAGGCAAATGAGTGATTACATTAGTCGGAAAACGCTTATAGGCAAGGTGGAAAAACACTATTGTGCCCCATGTAAGCGGCGAGGCGGTGACCTTGACGGAGACCGGTGCCGTTCTTGTGTGATCAATAGTGTGCTTGAAAAGGTACGAAGAATCCCTGCCGTCGATGTTGCCCCGGTGCGGTATGGGAAGTGGGTAATCAGAAATAAATAAAAGACGATGATTGGGGGACATTCCATGAATGGACTTGCTCTGTATGCGGTTATTCGGTAGGGCTCAATCCTACTGGAGAAAACTACTGCCCCAACTGCGGGGCGAAAATGGATAAGGAGGAAACTAATGAACTGGATTAAAGTAAGGGACAGACTACCAGAAGAAAAGGAACCGGTGATTATCCTGCTGCAAGATGGACAGATTTTTCGCGGCGAGATACGCATGAGACAATTATTGCCGGAATGGTGGTATTACTACGATGCCGGCAGCAGTGACATCGATATACTGGGGCTTGTATATCCCATAGAAAAGTTTGAAGGACTATGGTTTAAAGGTAATCCTGTTATTGCGTGGATGCCATTGCCAGAAACGCCGAAGGAGGAAAAATGAAACGAGCAATAGTAATAATAATGCTGGTCGTTCTATTGTCTGTATCCCTGTGCGGGTGCGGAAAGGCTGAGGCTGGCAATCATAGACTGTGGATACTGGATGTGGGTGCGACGTATGGAATATATGTCGATAACCTCACGGGGATACAATACCTGAGCACAAACCAAGGCGGCGTGTGCGTAATGGTAGACGCAGAGGGAAAACCGCTGATATGGGAGGGCGAAAAATGATAACGATCCACAACAACGAGGAGCCGCTGTACAAGCTGGCAAAAGAGATACACGAAAACGCCGTTTCTCATGGCTGGTGGGACGAGAAACGGAATCTGCTGGAAATCGTTGCCCTGTGCCATAGCGAGCTGTCGGAGGCGGTAGAGGAGTACCGCGCCGGCCGCGACATGATTTACCTCGGCGTGGGCGGCAAGCCCGAGGGCATAGCCGTCGAAATGGCGGACTGCCTTATCCGCATACTGGACTGGTTCGGGCATGAGGGACTGGATGTGGACGGCGTTGTGCGAGAAAAAATGCTCTACAACAAGGGCAGGCCCTATAAGCACGGAAAGAAGTGTTGAAATGAATGATAGAGAAAAGCGTTGGAGAGTTCGGGGGCAACTCCGCCGGTGGGGAACACGGCGAACCTGTGCCGGAGAAAACAGACCGAAATAGAGGGGAGGGGGGCATCAAAAAGCTAAATCAACCCTCCGTGGTACCGGGGCGGCCCATCGGAAGAAAAATTTTTCGATTTTTGAGAAGCTTTGAAAATGAGCGGCAATGGGGCGCCCAAAAACAACAAAACTACAAATAAACGGCGGCGGCAAATTGGTCACCGAAAATATTTGCAAAATTACATCAAAAACGACGGTTTTTAATCCAAAAAGGAGGCGGGAAATTGAATCCGAAAAAAGCAACGCGGGAAAGGCGAGATGAGCGGGCAGCCGTGCGGCGACTGCTGATGTATTGGGGTAATGCAGAGCGCACGAGGACGGAAAAAGAGCGGTTGTTAATTAGCGTTGACGAGGAGATCGAAGCGCAATACGATCTTCACCCGCAGCAGATTACGGGCCTGCCGCACGGTACCGAGCTGCCGGACAGCACTCCGGCCACGGTGATAAAAGCTTCGCGGGAATTAAAAAGACTGCGAAAGAAGAAAAAACGGCTGGAAGACGAATTACAAAATCTCGATCATTGGGTGGGAATGATAGAATTTGAAGTGATGTGTTTGCCACCGCTGGAATATGAGGCAATAAGACTGCGGTACGTTAAATACGGAGTGGCAAAAGGGGGATATTGGGAGCGGATAGCGCAGCAAATGCACGTCTCGATTGATTGGGCGAAGACCCTTGAGAGACAGGGGGTAGACAGGCTGATAGGCAGAATAGCAGCGTAAAGAGAATACCGTATAAGAGGGCTGATATCAGCCCTCTTATATCATTATCCCAAACTTTGCCGCGAGCAGCTCCTGCCGCGCGTGGGGGATCGGTTTGACTCCGGCACACCACGAATGCACTGCGGCCTTGCTCACCTCACAGGCCTCGGCGGCCTGCTCCAACGTCAGGCCACGGGCCTTGAGCTGATCCCGCAAATACTCGCCGTCGCTGAGCACGGGAGCGCACCGGCCCTGCATATAGGCAAGCTCCCACATGCCTTGCTGGCTGAGCGGCAGCGCGTGGACGTCCTCGGTTATGTCCTCTGCGCCTTGCAACGCGTCCCGAATAGCTCTATCGACCTCCGGGGTGAGCTTGCGGTTAACGATCATATACCGCAAGCCCTCACCGAGCCCACGGATGGGCCACATATTAGCTGTCTGCACCCGGCAGTGCGCCCCGATGATGTCGGGGAGCTGCGCCGCCATTATACCATATGCCCGACCCAGGGCCTTAACTGTGTTGTCTGTCATGTGCTCACCTCCGTTAATCCTGCATGACCCAGACGCGATAATCAGTTACGGACATAACGGCCCAGCCGCCGTCAACCTCAACCACAACCTCATCACCACGGCAATTTTCCGCCGCCTCGTCATACGTGTTAAAATGTACCATTTTCATATCCTCCTTTTTGTTTTACCAAACCGTCACGATCTCGTCATAATAGGGATTACTGCGCTCTACGTCGTAATAATCGCCGTCATAGTAGCGGGCCTCCAGCAAATCAATACCAGTTAGCCCCTCGGGGTCATCGGTGATCTTGTACTCAACGGGCAAATCCAACTCCCGAGCCGCGCTGAGGGTGTGGTGCTTGTCAGTTTGCACAGCATACTCTACACCGTCGATTATGCCAACATAGGAGCACGGGACAATGATACTTTTAGCACCGGCGGCGGTGAGCTGTTCTATTTTTTCGGCTACTATTTCGGGGTTGATGTAGTGCTGGCTGCTGATGATTGTCATTGTCGTGTGCTCCTCTCTTGTTATGTCTATATTATATACCTGTCAGATTAAAAAGTCAACCAAAAAGATAAACAAACTAAAATAATAAGGCAAAAACCTTTTGTGCGCGAACCGCACCGCGCATCATAAAACCAAAACCTATTGCGAAACGAGATAAATAAAACTCAACACTTTCCCACACTCTTTATGTGCTATAATAATACCATCAAAAGGGCTGCGAAGAGCGGCCCTTGAGCATTTTGAGGAAGATGAGCGGCAATATGGCAAGCCGAGCCCTACATTTTTGCCAGTACCCTGGATGTAATGCGCTGACCGCCGAACGATACTGCGTTGAGCACCGGACGGCGGGCGAACTGCGGCAGCAGGAGCAGATACACGCCCAGGACGAGCGGCGGGGCAGCTCCCGGCAGCGCGGATATGATACCCGATGGAGCAAATACTCCCGCTGGTATTTGTCGGCCCCGGAACATCAACTCTGCGCCCTGCGGCTGGATGATGGCTGCACTGTGGTGGCGCGGTGCGTGGATCACATAGACCCGCCTGACGGTCCGGGCGACCCGCGCTTTTGGGATACCGCCAATCACCAGCCCGCCTGCATACATTGCAACAGCGTCAAAGGACACAAAAAAATCATAGGCAAATACAGAATCTGAGAAAGGAGGAGCCTATGCCGACAGGAAGAAAGCCGAGGCCGTTAAAGCTCGTCGATAACGGCAAAAACCGGCATACCAAAGACACAATGGAAAACCGGGAGAATGGCGAACCTACCGGCTGCTCCGACAAATTAAAACCACCCAAAAACCTGTCCCCGGAGGCGAAGAAGGAATGGAAAAGGGTAGTAAAGCTCTACCGCCAGCTCGACACCCCGATAATTAACGATCTGGACATATCCGCCCTCGCTGCCTACTGCGAGAGTGTGGCGATATACCAAAAAGCCGAGGCGGAATACCAAAACGGCCCGCTTATATACCGGGCGGCGGACGGCAAGCCAACGGAAAACCCGTATATCACCATCATGCGCCGGGAGGGGCAGAATATCATAAAATACGCCGAGCAGCTGTGCCTGTCGCCGGTGGGCCGTGCTCGCATGGGTGTAGCAGCAGCGAAAAAAGCCGCAGAGAGCGACCCCATGGCCGCATATCTGAGCAAGTACGGTGGTTAACTCGAACAAGGCCCTCGAAGTTATCGAGTTTGTACAGGCCCTTAAACATACCGGCGATTTTTACGGCAAACCCTTTGTGCTTTTACCATGGCAGATAGAGGTCATAAACTCCGTATACGGCACCGTGACCGCCGAGGGCGTGCGGCAGTACCACATGGCATATTTGGAGATCGCCAAGAAAAACGGCAAGACCGAACTTATCGCCGCGCTGAGCCTGTATCACCTGGTCATGGACGCACCGGGCGGCGAGATATACTGCGGCGCCGCAGACAGGAACCAGGCATCAATAGCTTTTAACGCCGCAAAGAGCATGGTGGAGCAAAGCGAAGTATTGTCCAAGATAATCAAAATCAAAGACAGCACGAAGGAAATGCTGAATCTCCGCACACACAGCCGCTTTAAAGTGCTGTCGGCAGAGGCGGCGACCAAACACGGCCTTAACCCCTCCGTGGTCATCATAGATGAACTACACGCCCACCCCAAGCGGGACTTGTGGGACGTGCTGACATTTGGTACGGGTGCTGCACGGAATGAGCAGATCATATGGTGCATCACCACCGCGGGCGACGACCCCGACCGCAAAAGTGTGGGATGGGAACAGCACGAAATAGCAACAAAGGTGCTGAGCGGCGAACTGACAGACCCGGCGTTTTACGCCAAAATCTATACCGTCCCTGAGGACGCGGACATATACGATGAAGCAAATTGGTACTTAGCCAATCCCTCGCTGGGCGTATCCATCAAAATTGAGAATGTGCGCAGCGAGGCGATAAAGGCCCGAAACAGCCCGGCGGCAGAGAAGCTCTTCCGGTGGCTCCGGCTCAATCAATGGATCTCGCTTAAACGCACCGGCTGGCTGCCCATCACCCTATGGGATGATACCGAAGGGGGCTGGCATAAATCCGATATGCTGGGGCGGCCCTGTTATGTAGGCATAGACCTGTCCAGCACCACCGACCTGACCGCCGTGGCGGCCCTTTTCCCACCGCTGCCGGAGGAAACGGAGTGGCGCTTTTTTGTGGATGCGTGGATCCCGGAGGAAAACATGCGGGAACGGGAGCACCGGGACCACGTGCCTTTTGGCAAATGGGTGCAGGCGGGGCATATGCACGCGACCCCCGGCAACTGTGTGGACTACGCCTATATTGCCAACTATCTGGACAAGCTCATGCTGGACTATGACATCAAATATATTGCGGCGGACGAGTGGCGCATAGATTCACTGCGCCCCCTCATGCAGCAGGAGGTTGCGGCGCAGAAGATAATCACCATACCACAGACCATGAGCGGCATGTCCCCAGCAATGAAGGAAATTGAGCGGCTCCTACGCGAGGGCGAAATGACCCACGAGAGGAACCCTTGCGGGCGCTGGGCGTTTGGCAATGTAGTAGTAGCCCAGGACGGCAACGAGAACATAAAACCCATGAAAAACCGGAGCATAGAGCGGATAGACCCGATGTGCGCCCTGATAGACGCGATGGCGGCGGCGGTAAAACTGGAACCCAAGCGCAGCATATACGAGCACCGCGGCCTGAGAATAGTGTGAGGTAAAAAGTGAAGAAAATTAAACTCTTTGGCAAAACCTACGAAATACGGGCAGCGGACGTTAAAACACTGCCCTCTGTATCAGATGATAGCGCATGGCAGATGTACCTTGCAGGGCAGGGTTATGCCACAAGCGCAGAGGGGGCGCTGCAGGTCGCGGCGGTATTCAGGTGTGTTGACCTGATAAGCAAGACCATGGCGGCGTTGCCCCTGCACATGTACAAAAATACCGGGGAGGGCAAGCAAAAGGCACGGGATCATCCCCTGTATAAGCTGTTGTATGTGCTGCCCAACCGCACCACCACGGCGTATGAGCTTATGCAGATGCTTGTGGCAAACATGCTGCTCACTCGCGGCGGTTATCTCCGCATAGTGCGGGACAGATACGGCTTTGTGCGACACCTCAAAAATCTGCCCACCTCCTGCTGCTCGGAAGTGTACACCAACCGGGAAAACGGGGAACAGTATATATACGTCACCTATGACGGCATAACAGAAACGCTCCGGGAGGGTGATTTTGTCTTTATCCCCGGTTTTAGATTTGGCGACCGCACGCCGGAAGACCCGATGACCATAGCCGCAAGCGTGCTGGGACTGAATAACAGCATGACACAATACGCGCAAAGGGGCTTTTCCGGTACTTCCCCCGGCGGCTATATAACCTATCCGGGGCAACTCTCCGATACGGCATACGAGCGCTTCAAAAAGGACTTCCAGAGCAACTACGGCGGCGTAGAAAACGCCGGGAAATGGATGTTTCTGGAAAACGGCTCCACGGCGCAGCCGTGGGACAGGGACATGTCAAAGACACAGCTCCTTGATAGCCGCAAATGGGCTGTAACCGAGATATGCCGCATTTTCGGCGTACCCCCGCACATGTGCATGGATCTGGAAAAAGCCACTTTTTCAAACATCGAGCAGCAGAGCGCCGAGTTTGTACGTGACTGTATAAATCCCCTATCCGTGCGTATAGAGCAGGCGCTTTTCCGCGACCTTCTGAACGAAGCGGAGCAGACGAAGTATTATTTTAAGTTTAATACAAACAGTCTGCTGCGCGGCGATACCGCCACCCGAACGAGCTATTACAACACAATGCGGCAGAATGGCGTGATGAACGCGGACGACATACGGGAGCTCGAGGATATGAACCCCGTACCCGATGGGCTGGGAAGGATATACTTTATCAACGGCAACATGCTGCCGCTGGAAAACGCAAAACTCAACGCGCCTAAAAGCGCGCAAGCGAAAGGAGCGCCCCTGAAAAATGAATAAATTTTGGGAGTTTAAAGCTCTCGGCAACGCCGGTGAGCTTTTTTTGTACGGAGAGATCAGCGATACGTCATGGTGGGGCGACGAAATAACCCCTGCGCAATTTCAAAAAGAATTGGCGGCGCTGGGGGATATATCCACCCTTGATGTGTATATCAACAGCCCCGGCGGGGACATCTTTGCGGGATTTAGCCTGTACAACATCCTCAACCGCCACCCGGCGGCAAAAAACGTGCATATAGACGGCCTCGCCGCCTCCGCCGCATCAGTGGTTGCCATGGCGGGCGATACCATCAAAATGCCCGAAAACGCCACGTTGATGATACATAATGCATGGACATACGCCGGCGGCGGGGCGGAGGACTTACGCAGGACCGCCGACGAGCTCGACCGTATCAACGACCAGATAGCGGGCATATACGCCGCCCGCACCGGCAAGGAGAAGGACGAGATATCCGCCCTTATGACAGCAGAAACGTGGATGAGCGGCACCGAAGCGCTTAATATGGGCTTTGTAAACGAACTCATCGAAAACAAAAAGGTCGCGGCTTGCGCGGATACCGAAAAGTGGTTTGCGCTGTACAAGCACGCGCCGAAGGAACCGCTGGAAAACAGGGAGCCTGACAACGGGGGAGCAATCCAGCCCGCAGCAGATATAAACACCGCACTGCAGGAGCAGCGCAAGAGATTCAGAGCGACTAAACTAAAAATTTTGGAGGTATAAGTAACCGATGAAGAAACTCTACGAAATGATGCAGGATCGCGCAAATGCCGCAACCCAGATGCGCGAAATAATGAACAAATTTGAAGACGGCGTGATGGACGCGGAATCCACCGAGACCTATAACCGGCTCGAAAAGGAGTTTGACGCGCTCAACGCCAACATAATCCGCGAGCAGAAGCAACTCGAGCGGGAACGCGCCGCCGGTGAAGTGATCGACAAGCTGGGCGACAAGAAGGACGAGCACATTAAAGTATTTGCCCGTGCACTGCAGGGCGATCCCGAGTCCATAACCAGATACAAAAACACCACCATGACCCTTGGCACAAACGCTACCGCCGGTTATCTGACCGCGCCCGTGGAATTTGTAAACCAGCTTATAGCCGGGCTCAAAAATGATATGTTTATGCGCCAGATATGCAACGTCGTAGGCCCCATAGGCCAGGCGCAGAGCCTTGGGTATCCCAGCCTGACTACCGATGCGTCTGATGTGGCATGGACAACCGAGGTGGCGGCAGCCCCCGAAGAGGCGACCATCGCCTTCGGCCGCCGCGAATTTAAGCCCCAGCGCCTTGCCAAACTGATTAAGATATCCAAGACCCTCATGCGCCACGCGCCCAGCCCTGATCAGACCGTGCTTGACCGCATATTGTACAAGATCGAGGCGGCGCAGGAAAACGCCTTTATGAGCGGAACGGGCACTAACCAGCCTTTGGGCATCTTTACCGCCTCTGACAGCGGCATAGCCACCGGGCGCGACGTTACCGCCGCTTCCGCGACCGCCGTGGCCACCGACGACCTGATAGAGTGCAAATACGGCGTGAAGGGCCAGTATATGCGCGGGGCCTCCTGGGTAATGCACCGCGACCTCTGCAAGATGATCGCAAAGCTCAAGGACAGCGACGGCCAGTATATATGGCAGCCCTCCGTGCAGGCAGGACAGCCTGATATGCTGCTGGGCGCTCCCGTGTATATGTCCGAGTACGCGCCTAACGCCGTAGCCGCGGGCAAGTACGTGGCAGTATACGGCGACTTTAAAACCGGCTATTGGGTATGCGACAGCGACGGCCTCTACATACAGGTGCTTAACGAGCTGTACGCCGTCAACAACGAGATAGGCTACGTTGTCGAGTACTATGGCGACGGCGCACCCGTAGTAGGCGAGGCGTTCAGCCGCCTGAAGATGAAGGCGAGCTGATGAAAATCAAAATGTTGACCTTGGCAGCCGGGCCGGAGGGAGTAACCCCGCCCGGCTCCATCATTGACATAGACGAGGCAACGGCGCGGCAGCTCATCAGGGGCTGTTACGCCATAGCCATGGAGGCCGACAATGGTAATAACAAGACAACCCCCAGCAGTGGAACCGCTAAGCCTCGAAGAGGTAAAACTGCATCTGCGGAATAACCCCGGCGATACCAGCGAGGACAAGGATATAATAGCTCCTCTCATAAGCGCGGCCCGCGAGTATTGCGAAAACTATTGCGGGAAGTCATTTGCGGAGCAGTCCATAACCGCTTACCCGGAGGTGAGCGGCACTGTGACACTCCCACGCGGCCCTGTGATGAGCGTGGACAGCGTTACGGTAAACGGCGAGGCGGCAGAGTATACCGCTGATATACGCAGAGGCGCTGTTGCGGTAAATAAGCCCGGCGCGGTCATAACCTACACCGCAGGATACGAGGAGACACCCTACCTTGTGCGACAGGCCATGCTCCTGCTCATAGGCCATTGGTACACCAACCGGGAGGCTGTGATACAGGGTTCTACGACCGAGATAGACATAGCGGTTCGGGCGATGCTCAACCAATATAAGGGATGGTGGTTTTGATGAGAGCTTATGCAGGAGAAATGCGCACGAAAATCACCATAAAAGCGCCGGAATACGGCATAAAGGCGGGATTCAGCGAAGAAGTTTTTGCTGACATTTTTCCCGGCCCGGTATGGTGCAAGTGGGTGAATGTCCACGGTGCGGAGGTGTATCAGGCAGAGGAACTGCACTTGCGGCAGCCCGTGACCATAACCATGCGCTACTCGCCCCTCGTAACCGTAAAATGCCGCATATGGCATGAACGGGATCCGGAGCCTTACGAGATCATCAGCATAGACAACATAGGCGACCGCCGGGAATTTTTGGAGATTAAGGCACAAAGGGTGGTGACGGCATGACCATAGCGGAGATACTCAAGGACAAATACACCGTCTGCCACCCGCCCTATATGGGCAACGAACGCAGCTATGTCACATACCAATGCATGGGACAGATCGGGACGCTGTACGCCGAGGGAACGGAAAAAGAAACCGGCGTCATGTATGCCGTGGACTACTACACTGACACGCCGCCATTCGAAATTGCCATAGAGGACATAAAGACCAGATTTGCGGCGGCGGGCTGGAACTGCGCCGTGGAAGCGGAAATATACGAAACAGACACGGGACTGTATCACATTGCCATGACCGCGGTGGGCGTAGGAGGGATATATGGCTAACGTTGAGTTTTCCGGATTTGATGAGGTGGAGGCGGCCCTAAAAGGCGTAAGGGACGGCATAGACGAACTAAACGACGAACTGATGAACGATGGCGCAGACTATGCAAAACAGGAAATCGAACGGGCCATATATCAGTATGGCGAATATCGTACCGGCTCTCTGCTACGCTCTATCAAAAAATCAAAAGGCAAGGATAAGGACGGCTCCCGCTATGTTATGGTAAAGCCCACAGGAAAAAACGACAGCGGCGCGTCCAATGGGCAAGCAGCCTTCAGCCGTAACTATGGGCGCTCTAATAACCCCGGCTCCCGTTTCTGGACGATAGCCGAAGAACGCGCAGTAAAAAAGTTTGAGGAAATTTTAGACCAGAAGGTAAACCTATTTTTTAAGCAGAAAGGATTGGATTAAATGCCTACTTTTGATCTCAGAGGAATAAAAATCGGCAAATATATAAACACCGAGGGCACTATCACTTATGAATCGCCCATAAGTATGGGCGATGCCATGAGCGTGGAGCTGAACCTGACCGCTGCCGAGGGCAGACTGTACGCCGAGAGCCGCCTTGCGGAGTACAAGAAGCTCATAACTGGCGGCACCGCCAGCGTTGGCGTGAAATACATCACCGACGCGGCACAGAAACTGCTTTTTGGCATGAGCGAAAATACGCGCAACGTAGGAACAAATACCTCACAAAAGAGCCTTAAAGCCACTGCGAAGGACATTGCGAAGTATGTCGGCATGGGCTTTTACGCCCCGGACGCTATTGACGGCACGGACAAATATACCGCCGTCTTTGTGTACAAGGTGCTTTTTGGCGCACCCGGCTATGTATACGCCACAAAAGGCGACAGCATCACCTTCCAGACTCCCACGACCACGGGCGAGTTTTTAGCAGATGACAGCGAGGACAAGAATATCATGGAGATTGCAATACTGGCAAGCGAAAGCGATGCGGTAGCGTGGATAAACAAGTGCTTCGGCGCGTCATAAAAGGAGAACGGCATGGATATAAGACTGAAAACCGCAAAATACACCTTTGACGGACAGGAAATGACCCTCTGCTGCAACATGAATGTGCTGGCGGACGTGCAGGAAATGTTTGACGGCAATATATCAAAAGCGCTCAGGAGCGCTACGACAAAGACAATCTTGTGCTTTTTGACTGCCATGATAAATGACTATCTTGACAGCGAGGGCTCCGACAAGTCTTATACCGTGAAGCAAGTGGGGCGGCTCATACCGCCCTCACAGCTTTCGGGCGTAACGTCACTTGTGATGGAACTGACTGCGGCGGCGCTTCGCGGCGACGAAGAAGCGGAACCAAAAAACGCGCAAACCACGCGGAAGACGAACCCATAAATTTCGCGTGGTATCTTACGGTATGGGTGATACGATTCGGACTAAGTGAAAGGGAATTCTGGAAAACGGCCACGCCGTACAGGATAGCAAGAATAATCAAAGAATATGCAAAAATGCAGGGCATAACGCAGGAAAAAACTAAAAGCCTGTCCGCATTTTTAGGAGGTGCGTAAATGCCGACCATAAGAACGAAATTTACAGCCGAAGGAGAAAAAGAATATAAAGAAGCGCTGAAAAGCATAGATAACGGCATGAAAGTGCTGCAATCGGAATCAAAAAAGCTGGCGGCGCAGTTTGAGGATAATGCCGATTCCACCGAGGCGTTGAACGCAAAAAACAAAAACCTCGACGAAAGCGTATTGAACCTGAAAGACAAGCTGGAATTACAAGAAGAGTGGCTAAAGAAGGTGGGCGCGGCCTATGGCGAGGCCGACGAACGCACGATGCGCATGAAAAAGGCCGTGAACGACACCGAAACGGCGCTCATAAAAGCCGAAAAAGAGCTGAAAAACAACACGGAAGCCTTGAAAGAGTACGGCGATGGGGCTGATAATGCGGGGGACAACAGCAAGGGGCTGGGCGATGCGCTCGACGAGCTGGGCGGCAAATTTGGAATAAGCCTGCCGGACAACATCAAGGGAACCCTCGACGGGATGGTGAAGATAGACGGTCAATCCATGGCGCTGATAGGCACGTTTGCGGCGGTAGCCGCCGCGATAGTGGTGGTAGAAAAAGCGCTTATCGACTTGACGGTGCAGCAGGCAGAATGGGCCAAAGAAATCGAGAGCGGTTCATCTCAGCTTGGCATGTCCACCGAATCATATCAGCAGCTCGATTATGTCATGCAGTCCGTGGGTTACTCGATGGATCAGGCTAAGGGAGACCTTTCCGCCCTTGCCGAGAAAGCACAGGACGCCGCCAGCGGCTCCGGCGAAGCGGCGGAAATGTTCGACCGCCTCGGCGTATCGGTGACAAACACCGACGGCACGATGAAATCACAGGCACAGCTTTTTACGGAGGTATACAGCGCTCTAGCACAGATGTCCGACGTAACCGATAGAAATGCAATAGCCTCAAAACTGCTGGGAACGACCGGCGAAGAAGCCGTTATCCCCATGCTTGAAAAATACGGCAGGGCAATAGAACAGGTAGCCTCGGCAGCGCCCATCGTGAAGGACGAGGACATACAAAAACTGGCCTTTCTCAGCGATTCACTCGGAATGTTCGAGGCAAAAATGGAAGCCGCGAAAAGCAAAGTTGCGGCTGCTTTTGCACCGGCCCTCGAACAGGTAATACAGATCGTGGGCGACCTTGCGATGCAATTTGCGGAGTTTGCAGCGGATACGGGGCTGGTTGACCTTTTCGGCACAATCATCGAACTGGCGGGCAACCTGTTACAGGCATTAGAGCCGGTGCTGGATATACTCAACCTGCTAAAGCCGGTATTCCAGGCGATTGGCGGCGTACTGGCCCTGTTCGCGGACGCGGTGAAGGTGGTCGTAAACGCTGTGGGAGCGCTTACAGACACGCTGGATTATCTTTTCTCCTTCGGGCAGAAGAGATTTGACACCTCGAATATACAGAGCATAGCCAACGTCTTTAACGGCACAGACAGCAGCTTCGGGCGTTGGATGGGCAGCGTGGCGCATAACGCCGCGGGCACCGACAACTGGCGCGGCGGCCTGACGTGGGTAGGCGAAAACGGCCCGGAGCTGGTCAATCTGCCGCAGGGCAGTCAGGTGCTTACGAATCAGGAGAGCCGCGGCGTGGGCGGCGACACTTTTAATATCAGGGTTGATATGTCGCAGATAAGCGATATACAAAAACTCATCGACATGGCAAACAACTACCGCCGCAGCGTGCGGATGGGATACGGAGGATAATATATGGCGACATTGGCAGATTTGCCGCTCGGGGCAACTGTGCTTATCCCGGTGGGGACCGAAGAAAACAGGCTATGCGAAGTGGCTGATAAAAATAACCTCGTATCCGGCGGCACGGTGCTGGTATACAAAAGAGTGTACGAAAAATCGAAGTTTGGAAGCTCGACCCTATACCCGGACGGAACACTGGATAACCTTATAAAAAATACGATATTCAACAGTTTCCCACAAACGCTGCGCGAAAAAATGATGAATGTTACCTTTGCTCTCAAAGGCAGCAATAGCATAACTCGCAAAATGTTCGCCCTGACCTACACCATGGCTGGCTTCGGCAATAACAACGGAGTTGCGGAGGGCAAAGCTCTCCAATATTACACCAGCAACGACAGGCGCATAAAGAAAGAGGGGGGCGCATCGACCACCTGGTGGCTTTCTTCGCAGTACTCCTCCGAATACGCATGGTACATCTACCATGATGGCACCGCCTACAACAAATACTTCGGCCCGTCGAGCACGATGGGGGTTGTCCCCGCTTTTGTAATCCCCCAATCAACACAACTGGAAGACGACCAAAACCAATACGGCGCCTACTTCATAAAGGGTTTGCTCCCGAACGACGAAATAACCGTAACAACGACAAAACCGAAAAACACATACGCCGGAAGCTGGGACACGATAAATTTTGAGTGGACATACGCAAGCCGTGAGGGGTTAGCACAGAAAAAATACGAACTGCAATATAAGGACACATCTCACACTGACTGGGCTGCGTTGGCCTCCGCAGAATCGGCAAACACTAATGTAAATATACCTCCAAACACTTTTGCCGCAGGCATCGTAAAATGGCGCGTGCGCTGCACGAACGCAAACAATCAAGTTAGCGCATGGAGCGAAGAAGCGTCATTTACGGCTCAGGGCAAACCACCGACTCCAACGGTATATGCTACCTCAAGCCCGCGGCCGGAAATAACATGGACCGGTGAGGGACAGCTTGCCTATCAAATAAAGATCGACAATGCAGTATTGCACACCGCTTACAGCACTGACGGGCGGTATAAGGTTAAAGAATATCTGGCTGATGGCGCGTACATAGCCGCAGTGCGGATACAGAACGAATACGGCCTTTGGAGCGATTGGGGAACGGCTGAATTTACCGTTGCCAACACCCCTGGCGCGCCAATAACACTTTTTGCCGCGGGCGGCGAAAAAGCGACCCTTGCGTGGACGGAAACGGATCACAAAACTTACTATATCTACCGCGATGACATACCAATAGCAAAAACCACGGCACACACATACTCCGACCAAATGGCCATAGGGACGCACAAATATAAAGTGCGCGGCGTTGCTGGAGACAGTTACTCCATGTCCAATGAGGTCACGGTCACACTTTCGGTAGACGCGCCGGAGATAGCGGCGCTGGGCGAAATGCAATGGTTGCGGCTGGAATATTCCACCGCGCAGAATAGCCCGCTGGGCGTGTCGGCGTATCAGGATGTAGCGTATCAGTTTTACGCCGGGCGGCGGTATCCCGTGGCTGAGACCTCGCAGCAAATAACCAAAATATACAGTTTTAACGCTGCCTTTAACGATGCGGCACAGGCAGCGGCTTTTGAGGGACTGCTGGGCAAGACTGTGATATACAGAGATCAGCACGGCTGCCTGTGCATCGGCCCGCTGATGGGCTTCGAGCTGAGCGTAGACCAATTTTTCAGGGCGTTTTCGTGCAGCATACAGCAGACGGACAACAATGAGAGGATAGAGTATGACTGATACACTGAGTATAATAGCCAGCCGCTTTGAGGTGGTACGCAACGGGGCTGCTACGGAGTACAATCTGGCAGCGGTAGGGGATAGCTACCCCACCGTCACCATGACTGCTGACGGCGAAATAAAAACCTCATTGCACGGCGTGTTTGAGCACAACGATAATGTGGATTATCTTAATGATGAGATAAGGCCGTATTACATCAAGGACGGCGTAGAGCATCCTCTCGGCATATACATGGTGGGCACGCTGACCACCAAACACACTAAATACGGCAAGGACGAGGACACCATAGAGGCATACGATCGGGCACTGAGGCTCAAACAGACCAAAACCGAGACCCGATATTATGTTGCGGCGGGGACGCCATACATGACTGCGATACAGGGCCTTATCCGGGGCGCCGGAATACCGCGCATACAGATGGACGATTGCGAGGACACTCTTGCCACAGACCGTGAGGATTGGGAAATAGGCACAGAATACCTGACCATTATCAATACCCTGCTGTCCGAGATAAACTTTTCGGATATTTGGTTTGATTTTGATGGGGTGGCCCGCCTTGAAAGGTACGAGGCCCCGTCCAGCTCCAACATAGACCGGGAGTATCGGGACGACGAATATAGTATTATCGCCCCGGAATACACAGAGGAAATGGACATATATGAGGCCCCCAACGTTTTCATCGTCAACGTATCTAACCCTGACTATGACAACCCCATGACCGCAACGGGCATAAATGACAGCATGATCTCCGCTTTGTCCACGGTACGCAGGGGGCGGCGCATATTGGCGACGCCGGTTGAACTGGATAATATAGCAAGCCAGACGGCGCTGCAAAAATACGCGGATAATCTTGCTGTGAAATCCATGCTTACAACGCAAAAAATCAAATTTTACACGGCCGTAAACCCGGCCCATGGCGTAGGAGATGTTATCGCGCTGTATAACGGCGAATTGGTAGGCGTGTATGAGGAAACCGACTGGAAAATAGAGATACGCCCTGGCGCCCTCATGGAGCATCAGGCAAAAAAGGTGGTGTTTGTGTGATATATCAGGAGCAAGAAGCACTTTTTTTGCAAAAACGCAGGCCATCAGCGGCGAAATTTGCCACCGTGGTGGCGGTGTCCGGCGGCAAAGCCACGCTCAAATTTGACGGAGAAACTACCGCTACGCAGAAACGCTATAAATATAACGCCGCGCTCTCGCTGACGGCGGGCGACCGGGTAAAAGTGAATAAAATATCCGGCACTTATGTCATAGAATACAAACTGTAGGAGGGACCCCATGCTTACAGGCATTATACGCGGGCAACGGCTCATGCTGCGCACACCCATTGTGGTGGCGGACAGCATAAACTATCTGACTGCAAAATTTGCGTTTGACGCCGACTGGAAGGGCCGCGTTATCACGGCCTATTTTGTATGCGGAGATAAGACCATAACCGCAGAGCTGACGGACGGCGAAATCACCGCGGCGCAAGGCGTGAACCTTACTGCGGGGCGCTGGGAGCTGAAGCTCTCCGGCATAAAGGCCGACAGCCGCGTGACGGCGGGCCCGGTATGGTTTGACGTACTGCCGTTCGGCGCTGCGGATGGCGAACTGCCGGATATATCCCTGACGCAGTACGAACAACTCCTTGCAAAAATCGGCGACATGGACGATCTGACCACCGCGGACAAGAATACCCTTGTAGCGGCCATAAACGAGGCAGCGCAGAGCGGCGGCGGTTCCGGTGGCGGGGGTTTGCCGGCGGGCGGAACGCCGGGGCAGGTACTCACCCGGACGGCGAATGGCTCAGCGTGGAAGGACGGCACTCCCGGCCCCGCTGGCCCCCAAGGCCCCGAAGGCAAGAAGGGCGATAAAGGCGATACGGGAGCCGCAGGAGAAACGGGCCCCGCTGGCCCCAAAGGCGAACAGGGTATCCAAGGGCCTAAAGGCGAACCCGGCGACAAGGGAGAAACTGGCCCCAAGGGGGATACGGGAGCCACGGGCGAACGAGGCCCCGCAGGAGCGCACTATACGCCCTCTGTGACCGCTGACGGCGATTTATCGTGGAGTAATGACGGCGGACTGGAAAACCCCGCCACAATCAATATACGGGGGCCACAGGGCGAACAGGGAGCCAAGGGAGACACGGGCGAAGGATTTGCCGTGTTGGGCTATTACGCTTCCCTCTCCGCATTACAAGCCGGAGTATCTAACCCCTCCGCTGGCGACGCTTACGGCGTGGGCGCGGGCGAACCGTATGATATATATATCTGGGACGGCGTAAACTCCAAGTGGGTAAACAACGGCCCCTTGCAGGGCGCAAAAGGTGAGCAAGGCCCCACTGGCCCTAAGGGCGACACGGGCGCGAAAGGCGATACCGGCCCGCAAGGCCCGCAGGGCGAAGCCGCCGGATTCGGCACACCGACCGCCACAGCGACTACCCTTGACGCGGGAGTTCCCGCTACTGTGGAGGTGACAGCTTCCGGCGCAGATACCGCAAAAGTGTTCACCTTTAAGTTCGGCGTTCCCAAAGGTGAGCAGGGTATACAAGGGCTTATAGGCAACCCCGGAGACAAGGGAGAACGAGGCCCCGCAGGAGCGCACTATACGCCCTCTGTGACCGCTGACGGCGATT